GACCGGCCCCGCAGGTCCACGGGGCGAACAGGGGCCATCCGGTACAGCTGGAGCTCAGGGCCCGGCTGGTCCGCAGGGTGCGGTTGGTGCACAGGGTCCAAAAGGAGAGGCAGGCGTTCAAGGCCCTGCTGGTGCTGATGGAAAAGCTGCAACAATCAAGATTGGTACCGTGACCACCGGAGATCCTGGAACAGCCGCACAGGTGACCAACAGCGGAACCTCCAGCGACGCTGTATTCGATTTTACCATACCAAGAGGGCGGGACGGAAGCAACGGGGGCTCCGCCGCCTCTACCGATGCCGTACCCTTTACCCTGACTTTCACAGGTTGGGCAGGCGAAAGCGCGCCTTATACACAAACAGCGACGGTTGCTGGTATTACAAAGGACAATTCGGCGGTAACAGGCCCTGCAACGCCAACGGATGCAACTAATGCCGCCAATTCCGGGGTAAAGTGGAGTGCACAAGGAGACAACTCGCTAACCTACACAGCCCAGAGTAAACCGGATATTGATCTAAACTATAATGCCCTAATCTTTCCTACAATGGCATGGGAGGCGTAAAAGTGGCTGTATTCGATGTAACTCCCAATATCGGCGGAAACAAACTTGTGCCTGGAAACGGAGCCTCCATCACCAATGAGGCTGTATCCATCAGGGCCATAAATAGCTGTGACAATGCTACGAGCATCAGTAAAAATGGGATTTACACATACATACCGTTTGAGGGTAAAACGTTCCCATTGATCGAAGTAACCGTGCGAGCGGAAAATTTATTCGGAATATCTGTCACAGCCACACAGGGAGAAACTGTAGTTTCTGGTACGACAAATGCTGACGGGATTGCAACCCTAGAAGTAAGCGCATTTGGGCCTTGGGCCGTACAAGCGACCTATGGGGACATCACGAATGTAGAAACGATTTATGTTACACACGCGGACATGTATTCTGTCGGCTTATCTTTATTTCCGGCTACTATTTTTGGCGTTGTGTGGGACATGTCCAATTCTAGCCCGGAAATGAAACGCCTTACTTCGGAAAATGATCCAAATGGGTACGTGAATAATACGGTATCATCAGAACCATCCCCGGCGGTAGGAACAGGAGGCGGAAGTTCCCCATTTGATAACTATCTTCCATGGATGGGAATGAAAGAAGTCAACATTGTAGATAGAGATATTATTGACCAGGATAACCCATTATTTACTCGGACCGCCAATGATACCATGGTTTATATTCCACCTTTCTATTACAAAATCATTTCTTCAGAAGATATGATTTACTTCTATATTGCCGACAATAAAATTTCAGGATTTGAACTTCATCCGGGTAGTAACACGTATGTGGCTCGATACCGAGTCAAAATTGAAAACGGAGTATTTACGTCTAAATCGGGTGGAACACCAAGTTACGGGAGCTCCTTTAATGCCGATTACGCTCGTTCGTATGCCACCAAAAAAGGTAGTGGTTGGCAAATATTTGATTACTCTACTTGGTGTGCCATATTTCTCTTATATGCTGTTGAATTTGCAGATTGGAGAAGTCAGGCTTTGATAGGACCCGGACAAGTAAATGCTTCTGCTGGTGCGCCGAATGGAGCTACCGATGATATGATATACCACACAGGCAAAAAAACAGCGTCCACTTCAAGCAGCCCAATGCAGTATCGCGGAATAGAGGAACTGTGGGGGAGTTATCGCCAGTTGACAGATGGGGTCAACAAACTGAATGGCAATATGTATATCTGCCTTGACCCTACTAAATATGGTGGCTCGATGCCAACCGACTACATTGACCTTGGGCCTTTTAGTTCCAATTCCGGCTACATTACCCGACTAAACGTGATAGATACCTACAATTGGTGCGTTTTACCTGATCAGTCTGGAGGCAGTTCTAGTACTTATATCCCGGATCGTGCAAATATTCGCAATGCTTCTGAGTCAATCTACATGTCTGTCACTGGTGGAGACTGGAACGATGATACAGATGCTGGAATAGGATATTTTTTAACAAACGATAGTCCAACCGTTGGGACAAGCTGTAGGATTGAGTATCGGGCTCCAAAAGGCGCATGAGTAGGAGGTAAAAACAATGCCTATCTTTGATTATACACAAAATTCTACGGGAATTACTTCCTATACTGCTGGAGATGGTATATCCATTCAAGGAAATTCGATATCTGCAAAGGTGTCTGTTGAAGAGGATAATGCAACCCAAATTTACAACGGGGCGATTTACACCCCAGTAGTGAAACCTACCGCTATGAAGCCACAACTTATCATATATACAGCCCCATCTTCTCCAAACATCGATGTAGTCATTCAGAAAGCTGAAACAAAACTGACGTTACAGACAAACGAAAATGGAGCGGTCACCGTAGATATTCCCTTATTTGGAACTTGGGATATATCAGCCACACTTGATGGAGAAAAGGTAACCAACCAAGTGGCTATCTCTACAGTACGGCAATATATCGTCACACTTTCCAGTGGAGCTGTGTGTGGTGTGTCTTGGGATATGGCAAACCCATCAACTAAACTGACCCGTTTGACTATCAATAATGATCCATACAGCTATGTTACAACTAATGTGACTGAAGACCCCTCTCCCGCAATTGGGATAATAGGCGGAACTTCCCCATTTGACCGGATTGCGCCTTGGTCAGAAATTTATGAATGTAACCTTGATGGAAATGGAACAGAAATTTACAAACGGGGAGAGCCTGGATTTTCCCGTACAGAACATGAAACGATGGTATGGATTCCTAAATTTTATTACCGCGTATCGGACGCCGGAAGTATCCGATTTTTCTATATATCTTCAATGCCACTTGAAGGGTTTGAGAGGCACCCTGGCAGCGGGACGTACATCGGAAGGTATAATACAACTCCAGGATATAAGTCCATTTCAGGTATACAACCTTTACGTGGTGCAACAAGGCCAACCATTCGCACAAACTCTCGGGCAAAAGGTGCGGGCTGGGATGGATATGATTATATGACATGGTGCGCTGCATGGTTACTTTACTTAGTTGAATTTGCAGACTGGGATAGTCAGAATACCATTGGCCTAGGCTATACTTCGGGACGCTCTGCTCCATTGAACAATGGCGGAACGGACAACATGATTTACCACACAGGGCGTGCGTCTGGAACAGATGGAGATACGGCCATACAATATAGATGGATTGAAAATCTATGGGGGAATCTATACCAAGTAATAGATGGTATAAATGTCTACGAAGGGACTTTCCTTATTTGTACAAATCCAGAAAATTATGCAGATGATACTGGAATCAACTATGTAAGTACAAGTATGCCAGGAGTTTCAATAAGCGGGTATATAAGTAAAACCGGGTTATTTGAAGGGGCCACATGGGCATTCATCCCAACCGAAGCAGGAGGCAGTCAAAGTTCATATATACCAGATCGGGTGATTATCTCTAGTGGTCAGTCATGGCGCATTGCAGTAGTCGGAAATCACTATAACAATAACTATAACACCGGATTATTTGATATTTATTGCGGATACAACTCTGCTTCAGAAGCAGATTCGAATGGTGCCCGCCTTATTTTCCGTCGTCAGGAGGTGCAAGCATGAGAGTACACGGTGACGTTAATCCACCTGCTTTTACTGTAGAAAAGCAGCCAAAACATTCTGGCTATTACCTTGTACGGTTTTACAAAAACGCTGTTCCATATAAAAGCAGTGACTATGAGGGCTGGGAGTATGAGGAGTACCACTTAGAGATGCGGGAGCGGCCTGACCTTCAAACTTATGTCCAAAATCACTACAACGAGCTATTCCAGGAGGCAAAGGGTGGACCGAGCGAAGTGGAACAACTGAGGGCCGACATGGACTATATTCTGTTGATGGGAGGGCTTTAAGATGGACGTAGAAACCATGCGCTACTATGTATCCACTGGCCTGTGGTCGGCTGATAGGGTAGAAAAACTGTATCAGGCCAAGAAAATCACCAAGGAACATTACGACGAGCTGAAGGCCCTTGTCACGAAGGGGTGATACCATGCCGTTTATGCAACGCCGACCTGTCATCCAACGGGACTCTAACACCCCGAGCGGCACTGGCCTCCAGCACCAATACATGGCGGACCCCGCAAAACAGCACCTCCGAAGTATGGCGCAGTATGCCACGGACTTCTTTGAAGCACAAGTGCAGGGGCTTGAGGACGATGATGCGTGGAAAGCTGGGTGGTATAAGATACGAACCGCTGCCCACTTTTCTTCCCTCAATACCAGTAATATGTCCCACGACGATGATTGGCGGGTGGTGTACTTTGAGCGGCCAGATATCGATTACATAAGGCCCGGCACCAAGTTCTGGTTCTGGAACAACTGTTGGTTGGCGGACAACCCCGCCAATATAGCAAGCGTGTCCGGGAACGCTTTGGTGAAACGGTGCAACGCCGTGTGGAATAGTCTGGACTACTTTGGCAACATCGTATCTGAACCGATGGTCATCACCCGGCCAAACACCATGGCGAACGCCAACACAGATACGGAAACTATGAAGTTGGCAGACAGCTATATGGACTGCATCATGCAGGCCAACCCATGGACGATTCAGAATCTTAAAAACAACACCCGCATGATTCTTGGAACAAGCGGCTTTGCCGTGCGGGGCCTGTCTGACTACATACGGGAGTTCACCGACCAGCAGGACAGTGTGCGGGTGCTCCGCTTCTCCCTGTACTACCAAGAACCAACGGAACGGGACGATATGAAGCATCAGGTGGCGGATGGGCTGGCGTTCTCATGGATAGTCAATGTCACCGGCCCCCGGTCGATTCAGGCCGGTGAACACGTTTCTCTTGTGCCATCCTCTATCCGAAACGGCGAGGCGGTGGCGGACACCATCGCTGTGACTTATCTGTGGTCTTCCCACTCCCCGGAGATTGCCACGGTGGACGAGAATGGCGTGGTAACAGGCATGGTAAACGGTCAGGTAATCATTCGATGCACTTTGAAGGAGAACCCTAGCATCTTCACAGACACCGTTTTAGAGGTACAAGATGCTCCAACAGGGCTTCACTGGGCTACTGACGTACCGAGGAATATCCCAGCATACCAGAGCCGCAAACTAGCCGTAGCTGGGGAACAGGGCCCTGTGGAGTGGTCTTTCTCCGGGCCTGATCAGAACTGCTACACCGCGCAAATAGTCGGAGCGCAGTCTGCCATCTCTTGCTACTACCCCTCCCCTGTTCCTCTAACAGTGAGCATCACAGATGGGACTGCGACTCTGACAGCAGAAATCAAACTGACCGGAAGTTGAAAATTCAGTTGAATAAGAGGTGACAATCATGCTGAACAAGCCAAGATGTCAAAAGGCGACCAACCAGACAGGAAAGCAGGCCCTATACTGTGAGGGAAGGTTCCTGTGCGCCCACCAGTACAACTGCCCACAGACCCGGCAGTACGAGAATACTCCGGGCTTTCAGGAGTGCAAGCGGCTCCAACCGCAGAACCGATCCCCTTCTGTCGGATACCACCAAAACGTCATCCCTCGGGTAAAGAACCTGAAGTCGGTGGAGCAGGCCCCGGATGCAACAACTGTCCTTCCCAGCGGGATGTATGTACGGAACGTCATCCCGAATGCCGAGGGCAAGGCCGAGGAAACTATTTCTGGTAAAGAAAAAGCGACACACATAACTAAACAAAAGAAGGAGACGCAGAATGGAAAACAAGTTCGCAAGTCTCGAAGCAGAAAGCGTAAAGAAGGCTGACACCTACCTGAGCATCGCCAAAAAGACCGCCATCGTCAAACTGTTGGCCCCCGGCTGCATTGAGCAGGTGGATGTGCTACCGAAAAGTGAAAACGCAAACGTTCAACCAATACCGCCCCGCTGGCAGGAGAACATTTTGGGGAAGCGGCTGATTATGTCTTATGTGCTGGCAGGTATCTATCTTCACCTGATCGACGTGAACGGACTTTACAACAGTGAGACCCCGAAGTTCGAGTTCACCGCCCGGCAGTATGACATCTTTTCCAAAACCTACGGACAACTGGAAGGGATGAAGCGGGATGACGATCCGGAGGTGCGAGCCCACGCCGCCGCCATCCTGTCTGACTACCGGGACTTTGAAAAACTCCTGAATGCGGAAATCTATAATCTGCTCCAAGCCAAAAATGATCTGCTTTCCCGAGTTGTAATGCTGTTTACTGCACAGAGTACCCCGGAAAGCATTCAAAATGTGTTGGATGCCCTGCACGAAGTGCAGACAGAGGCCGAGGCACAAGCCCGCAAGAGTAAGGAATGGCTGGAACATGTGCGGGCAGAAAAGGGGGAGTAGGCATGTGGCCTTCACCTACCTATCCATATCAACGAGATCAGCAATATATAAAGTTCATCGGTGCAGAGAACATCCCCCGCCAAGTTTGCACTTATTTGATGGACATGCCACTGCCGAACTACAATCCCCCCACTGAGAACATCTATCCAAGGGTACGGCTGATGAAGTACCTCTTCTATGATGGGATTTCCCCGCTGGACGAGCCGTGTCCGACGACGGAACAGAAGTTGTCCGTTCTATTTGACCCGGAACATCCAACTGCCCCAGTCTCCCCAGAGAAGGGTTACCGTATCTTCCCGCAGGCATATGTGGCTCAGGCACAGAACATCGGGGACACCTCATTACGATGCTATATGGGCCAGACAGTGGCAAAAGGGTCGTACCGTGCCGAACTGTCTGTGATCTTCGAACTGACTACCAATGTCAACTATGAATCTGCATCCGGCTACGCCATATCCCGCACCTATGCCATGGAGTGCGCTCTGATTGAGGCGTTAAACGGCGTGAATATGAACGGTGTTGGCACATTCTACTTTGACCGCACACAACACCCGTCCTGCGGCTCATGGAACATCGACGACAGGGGAACCAACCTGGGACGGAGGGTGATTCTCGGCCTGACATGGCAGGACTGAATTAAAAAGACCTACGCTCAATTGTGAGCGCAGAAGGGCCATTAGGGGCCACACAGGAGAGCATATTTCTTCTGTGTGGCCCCCTGCTTTTGTTTACCAGGAGGCATCAATCATGCCACTCACTCAGGAACAGCAGGAAGCCGTCCGTATGGGCACACCAATAGAATGGAACGGCCTGACCCTGTTTCCAATATTGATGAAAGACTATAACAGGTTTATCATCGCCCAAATGGGCCTTACGGCTCAACAGCAGACACTACCAAGTAAATACGTGGTTATGCGCTATCTGGAAGCCCTGTATGCGCTTGACTACGACGTGCGAACCAATGGAGGCCCACAGGGCGGTTTTTTCTCCCGTATCCTACTCTTTTTGATGCTTTCTTTGCGGCTGGAAGTGAGAAAAGGGCTGGATGGAGAAGAATACATTCCCATAGGCATCCAGACGGAGAAGGACAACCCACGGAAGTTGACCGCCCTGGAAGTGACGCAGGGTGAAGTGAGCGTTGAGATCACCCCGCAGAACTTCGTTCAGCTCCGGGAAATCCTGGCCGCACAAAACGAAGTGGAACTTCCAGACGAAACCCTGAACGCCGAACTGGTGCAGGCGGAACGGGACTTGGCTGCGAAAAGTTCTCTCAACCTCGTACCAGATAGCGAGGCTCTGATCTACTCCGTCTCTGTCAAAACGCAGATTCCCGTCGAAGATATATTCCAATGGACGGTAAGGCGATTCGTTCTGACAGAGCGGGCCATTGACCGAATCACCGGACACCTTGTAGCCGCACTTTCGGAGGCAGCGGGAGCCAAATATAAGAACGGTAACCCGTGGCCCTCCTGGAAGTACGACCGTGACAAACATTCAAGCGCACTCGTCTCCCTTGCGGAACTCACACAGAGGCTATCCGGTTCTGTGGAAGCGAGATAGCCAATCCACCTGAAAGAAAGGAGCAAACGTCTCTATGATTACTGCTACTCTGAATGGCCGTCCCCTGTACGCCAAGGGCACCATGGATGTAAAGATGTTCGACCCTGCTACCAATGACTTGGTATATTACTCCAACAAAATGTCCACTTCGCAGTTGGCATCCACCATCAACCTAGGCCCCATCAACGCAGGTATTGGCAACCCCATCGTCATCCAGATTCCAGACACTCCCTCTCTGACCATGAACCTGACCGCCGCCGACTTCTCCCTTGAGGGCCGCGCCCTGTCCGTTGGCGGGAACGTGGTCTATAACGGCGTGGTACCCGTGGATGAGGCGGTGGAGGCCAACGGAACCACCCTGACCGTGATGCAGACACCAGTTGCCCCCCTTGGCGGCTGCAACGTAGTTGGCTACATCAACAACGGTGGCACCGCCTATCCCATCGACCCTGATACTAAGCAAATCCAGGGGTTCACCGCCGTGGCGGGCACCACCTACTGTGTCCACTACTACACCACTAATCCCTCTGCCAAGCAGCTCTCCATTGAGACTCTGATGAATCCTGCCGTGGTGCGCGGCTTCATCACCATCCCTGTCTACTCTACTGAGGGCAGCGCCTCCAACGCCAATACCGGCTCCCGTGTGGGCTCCCTCTACATCACGATCCCCCGTGGTCAGCTCTCCGGCGACGCTTCCACCGAGGGCTCCCAGACCACCGCCGCCACCACCGTCATGAACTTGACCGCTCTGTCCTACGACGAGGCGTGTGAGCAGGGCATCCAGTGCGGCGGCTCCTCCTCTCCCAAACTGGCCTACATGGTACTGGAGCTGTTCGGCAACCCCGACCAGAACGTGGAGAGCTTGGCTATCGTGGGCGGCAACGATATCACTGTCACCGCCGGTTCTCCCTACACTATCCCTGTAAAGTATGAGATGGACAACGGCGAGATTGTGACCCCCGACCTGACCAACTTTATCTACACTCCAGAGGACGGCGGGCTGTATTTCAACGTCTCCCCCAATGGCGTTATCACTGGCACTGCCAATGGCACCGGCAATCTGGTCATCACCTCCAAGTATAACTCTGAGCTGACTACCGCCGCCGCTGTGACCGTGGAGGGTGGGGCCAGTACGCCAACTTCCAATGTCACCTTTCAGCTCACCACGCCTTCCTCCGGCAGTGATAACAAACTGAGTGGCGGAGGCGGTACCTACACAGTGGATGTAGATGTGGTGAACGGAACCTCCTCTGTGGTCGTGACCGGCACAAAAACCGCTACTCAGAGCGTGGTCATCACCGGAGCCAACGCCTCTCTAGTAACCGCGGCTGGTAATGACACCATCCCCACCTACACCATTGATACCTCCTCCGTCGCCTCTGACGGCGGCACCCTAAACTTTACCCTTGGTGTGACCGAGGCAGGCAAATCTCCCATCTCCTACGCCTTTGATGTGACCGTTGCCGCCCCGCCTGATGACACAGCGGACATGACCTTTGACCTGACCACACCCAGCAAGAACGAATCCAACACCATCAGCGGCGGCGGCTCCAACAGAACCGTCACTGTCAACGTACAGAATGGCACCGGGAGCGTGGTGCTCACCGGCACAAAAACATCCACCCAGGAAGTAAAGGTCGGCGGCACAAACGCCAGTGATGTCAGTCCGGCCGGGAGCGCAACCGCCCCTACCTATACCGTCAACACAAGCAGCGTTTCCGCCGCGGGTGGCTCAAAGTCCTTCACGCTGACGGTAAGCGAGGATGCCCATAGTACCATCGTCTACAATGTGACGGTCACTGTGGCCTCACCTCCTCCGGCGACCGCAGATGTGACGTTTGCGCTGACAACTCCGGGCAGCGGGGGCGGGAACAGCCTCAGCGGGGGCGGAGCGAGCAAGACCGTGACGGTCAACGTCGTGAACACCACGAATAGCGTGGTCATTACGGCAACCAAGACATCCGGACAGACGCTTTCCAAGGGCGGCACCGACCAGGCGAATGTGACGATTGGGGATAATTCTACGAAGCCCACCATCACAGTGGACACCACGAGCGTCGCCACAGATGGCGGAAGCAAGAGCTTCACCATTGCCGTCAATGAGGGGAGCCACGCCTCGATCACCTACAACATCACGGTAACTGTGGCCGGTGGCGGCTGATATCCAGCACAGCTAAACCGACAGCCCTCCCCTAGGGCAACTGAGGCGGGGGCCGAAACTGAAGAGAGTTGGGCTATTAAATGTCCGAGAGGGCGCGCTTTTACCAATCATGGCAGAAGTGCGCCCTCTTACTTTAAGGAGGAAAATTGATTGAGTTTACTGGAACGATACCAGACTATGTCTGCAAAATTAGATGCTGCTATTGACAGCGCACTTGAACATGAAGTGGCCGAGGTTGTCAAGGACATTATTTTGGAACAGGCAGTGAGCGCAGTTTATAGCTATCCCGCAACCGCACCAGCCATGTCCAGCAGACGCAAATCTGACGGGGGTCTTGGAGACCGAGGGAATCTAAGTGCGCGCGTCGAAGCAGGGCATGTTCTGATTGTGGAAGATGTTGCCCCCCTTCAAGGAACGGATTATGGCATAGCCCTTTCTGATGTAGTGGAACATGGCCTTGGTAATTACCGACAACCAGGTCCGCGACCTTTTTTAAATCGTTCTGAAACTGAGGCGATCAGTTCTGGCCGGGCAGTAATTGCCCTGCTCTCCGGTCTCGAACGCCAGGGAATTTCGGGTGGTGGTCTTTCGATCATGTGATACTCCTAGACCACTCTGGTGGATACACAAAAAATGTACCAACGCGAAAATTCGCATTGGTACATATGTATCAAAGATAGTCTGATTGTTTGACAGGATGCTTATTGCTGTTTAAGTGTTTGCATATTCCGACCGCCTCTTTAAACGCTGGAGCTATCTGTTCAATATGGGTTTCGTTAAGCCCTTTATACCGGCACTCGATTTTCGAGAGGGAGCCCGACTTAGTACGATAGTTAATCTCGAAGTATTTTCGATACATAATAGTTCCCTCTTTTGCCGCCATTGCACCAACAATAGCACCCGTATCGCCGCCAATGGCACCTCCGATCGCAGCCCCGGTTAGTACACTCCCTTTTACGTATTCTTCTCGTGTCACAACCCCATAAGAGACGATTTGGGAAAACGGGAGGAATCGCTCTATTTCTTTCTCTTGAAAAATCAATTGCACCCTTTTTTGATCTAAAAGAAGATTGATACATTCGCCTGATATTCCAGGAACTCCCTGCAATCCAAACAGAAGTGTCTGCGGTAAAGACTCCCGGTATAACCTTTCTTCATTTACGCGGTCCAACAATAGGCCGGCATTATGGATGGCGCGGTCAATCCGTTCATATTTCACTATTGCAAAGCCTGCGCATACCACAGTAATTAAGATCCCCAGTGACACTTCACAATATACGGAAAATAGAACCCCTAAAACCGCCGCGCAAATCCAAATAGCTGTACCAGCGATATCCCGTTTTTGTATTTTCAATACTGTACGCATACTTTTCCCGCAGTTTTTGCATAGTTCAATCGAACGGCTTTGAATATGCCCGCAATGGGGACAGCAGATTTCCCCGTCTTTCATATTTTTTACAGGATTTTGTGTGCCAATTAAATTGTTCAGTGGTGTTCCGCAGTTGATACACTCTGCATTTTCCTCAGACTGTCTTTGCCCGCAGGATGGGCAGTTGATAAGCCCCATTTTCTCTCCCTTCCTTCCCCCGAACAAATTACATTTTTTGATGAGACTATTATACTACTTTCCTATTTTTACAGCAACCAAAAAATCATAGGAGGATTTTAAAATGCCTGATGAAGTTGTTACTTTAAAAGTGACCCTTGACGCAGCCAAAGATATTGAATCCCGGTTGAGGACAATGGATTCCTTAATGGATAGCCTGCGCAAAAACAGTAATGTCAAGCTGACCGTAGATACCAGTTCTTTCGATAAGCTCAATAGTGAAGTCCAAAAATATATTGCCTCCGTTACGGAGCAGGTAAACCAACAGCTCCGTCTTGCCTCCGCTACCCAAGAAGCTCTATCGGCTGAAAGACAGTTGGCAATAGAAAGCGAGAAGACCAAGCAGGCTGTCGAAAAAACGGCACAGGCCCAGATAAACGCGCAATCAAAGGCGATAACCTCTTCCGAAAAAACTGCCCAAGTGCAAATACAGTCACAAGCCAAGATCCAGGCAGAGATTGAGAAAACAAACCGTGCACAACTTAATACTGTTTCTGCACTAAATAAAACATCCTCTGCCGCCAAAGAGGTCGGTTCCGAATTTGGAAACATGTTTAAAAACATGCTCCTTTCGCATGTTATAAACACTTTGATATCTACCCCAATTACACTATTACAGTCTGCACTCGACGAGCTAAAGGCTGTTGATACCGAGTTGGTCAACATTCAAAAGGTTATGGGCGCCACTGCTGGCGAGATGGAAAACCTCTCTGAAAAGGCATATGAAGTAGGGTCTTCCCTTGGTATCGCCGCTTCGGACTACTTGGCTTCTGTTACTAAATGGGCACAGGCTGGCTATGGTTCTCTATCTGATGAACTGGGCGAACTTTCGGTAAAAACGCAGAAAGTGGGCGATGTGCAGGAGGCTACCGCCAACCAATTTCTTCTGTCGGTTGATGCTGCCTATAAATACAAGGGAAATATCTCTGAACTGACAAAAGTTCTGGATGGAGCCAACGAGATCTCCAATAACTACGCCACCAGCGTTGAAAAACTAGCCGGTGGTATGGGCATTGTCTCCTCTCTGGCCGCACAGGCCGGTATGGAGGTTCAAGAAACGATGGCGGCCATCGGCACGATCACTGCCGTCACTCAAGAGTCTGGAAACAGCGCCGCCCGCGCCCTCCGTGCCCTGATTTTGAACATCCAGGGGTCTACCGAGATTGCTATTGATGAAGCGAGTGGTGAACGCTGGACAGAGGATGAGATTGAGGCCACTGCCGCCGCTCTGGGCGATCTGAACGTTGCAACCCGCGAGTACAAGGACGGTGTAGAGCAGCTACGGAACCCCATGGATGTTATCGGAGAACTGTCCGAGAAATACCGAAAGGGACTTATCAGCGAAGTCCAGCTCCAGGAAGTCGTATCCTCTCTGGGCGGAAAGGTACGATCTAACCAACTGCAAGCTCTTATCTCCAATTATGATATGTACAAAGAGATGTTAGACACCTACGCTGACAGTGTAGGCAGCGCTGACCGGGAGTTGGACATCTACCTGAATAGCTGGGAGGCAAAGACAAACCGGCTGAAGAATCAGTGGGTAGAACTCGTGGCCTCCTTCCAGGCCAATGATGCAGTCAAGGGAATATTGGATATCGCAAATGCGCTTATGGAGGTTGCTAATACCCCTGTTGGCAATATTCTGGTAGTAGCAGCAGCAATAGCAACTCTCAATGCCTCCTTTGCTGGATTCGCCGCTACAACAGGCGGTGCTGCATTTCTTGGAAAGTTCAAAGGATTCCTCACTGTGTTTGACGACGTAGGCAATGCCACCACAAAAGTCGGGAAACTCGCCGCAGGTTTTAAGGGACTTGGGAGTGCTATTACTACTGCCCTAGGGCCAATTGGAATTGCTTTGACGGTTTTGTATACTCTTGTCACTGTCATTGACGCATTGACGGTCAGCGCCGAAGAGCAAAAGGAGAAGGTCGATGCTCTCTCTGCTGAATATCAAGATGCTACAACAACTCTGGAGTCACTGGAGAACCAATACAAGGATAATACCGACCGACTTAATGAACTCAACAGTCTAAAATCTAGCGGCGATTTTACTGTGAACGATCAGGAGGAACTTGACCTTCTTAACGAACAGAACTTTTCGTTAGAACGCCAGATCATACTTCAAGAGAAATTGGCGGAGGCCAAGAAAAGGCAGCTTGCAGAAGAGGCAAACACCGCTTTACGCAAAGGTTTTTCTGAGACCTCTGATGTAAATTTTCTGACTGGATTCTTCTCGTCTGCTTATGACCAGCTTTTCGGCGGAAACAGTCAAGCCTTAAATGACTTTTTCCGCCAGTTCAGTATGAATATAGCCGGTGCCTTGGACGGCTTTGAAGGTCAAGCAAATTATATTTCTGGCCGTCTGGATGATCTCAATAAACAGAAGGAAGAGTTCCTTTCTGAGCACGGAAGCAATCAGAGTACCTGGAGCGAGGAGGAACTAAAGCAGTTCGATAAACTGGAGAACCGGATTGCTAACGCCGATGAAATGGCAATCAGCTTCTACAGCGAAATGCAAGGCTATATCGGCAACCTGACGAATGAGGAAGATATTGCTTACTGGCAAGAAATTGCCGATTCTTTGTTTGCCGCAATCGCCCCAGCCATGTCGCTCCGTTCCCAGATTGAGTCTTTAACCTCTGCAATGGACTCTGCCACACATACCGAGTTCAATGATATGCTTACCCAAATGCGGGAGGACGGCGAAGTAACTGAAAGCGAAATCCAGACCCTTATCGACAAATTTCCAGTGCTTAATGCACTCTTAGAGAGCGGTGAGTACACACTCAAAGATCTGGCGCAGTATTTCTCCGGTGCTGGCGGAGAGGCAATTTTGTTTGGCGACAATGTAGAAGATGCATCAAATGAAATAGAGCAGATGGAGGCAGCCGCCGATGCCCTTTCGGACACCCTAAACGAACTTGAATCCGCTCTGAGCACCTTGGACAGCGCCCAGGACGAGCTTTCGGAGAACGGGAAGCTATCCATTGGAACAGTTGATTCCCTGATTCAACAGTTTCCGGAGCTGACTGGCCTTCTCTATGAGTATCTGGCCGGTTTGGTGTCTGAGCAGGAACTCCAAGAGGCCCTTTCTGCTCAGTACAACAATACAACCAACGAGTACAAAAAGAACATCATTGAAAAGATGATGTCCAACAAAGAATTTTACAAGAATACAATTCTCACAAATACAAACATTGTTTCCAAACTAGCCGAGCTGGGCATAACCGACCTTGAAAACTACCAAACTCTGGAGGAGCTTAAGGAAGAAGTAAACCGCCGTATTCAGGAGCAGATGACCAAAAACGCAGATAAAGGAAAGGATGACCGCGAAAAGATCTACGGTCAAGAAGTAGAGGCTTTCACAGTGGCCCAAGCATCCATGCTTACTGCTCAAGCCCTATCCCTGGATAAAATGAAATCTAAGAGTTTGACCGACCTCCTTAACGAAAAAAATGGAATAGGTCAAGGCGAATATTTCGAATTTGGGCAACAGAAACCAAGCACAAATTCCAACGGCGTAGTATCGGACTATTGGGACGACGTTATGGACATCCTATCGTCCACAATCGAAATTCCCTCCCTTTCCTTTGATTCTTCCTCCGGAGGTGGATCGTCAGGAAAAGGTACATCCTCTAAATCTTGGTATGAGGAGGAAATCGACCGTCTAAAAGATTTAGTTTCCCGTACTAAGGACACCAATACTTTGCTTGAAAAGGAAGAAAAGAACTCCTACCAGAAGCGTATTGTTAATATCCAGGCTGCTCAAGCTGAAATTCATAAAACGGCGAATCAGTTCCGCGCTAAGGGCCTATCTGATACCTCCGACGAAATCAAGCAGCTTAAGTTGATGTATCATGATCTCGCAGATGAGGTAGTTTCTATCTATCAGGAAATGCACGATGATCTGATGGAGAATAACAATGACCGCGAGTGGGAGCTTAACCTTTTCAGGAAGAATCGGGAGCGGGCCGACCGGAGTGTTGAGGAGATTGTCGCTGACAATGAGAAAATTGTTGCAGAGTACAAAGCCATGCAGCAGGAGGTGGCCGACCTTGCCGCCTACTACCGCTCCATGGGTTATGACGAGACGGACGACCTAATCCAAGACCTCTCCGACGCATGGTGGGACTACCAGGAGCAGCTCGAATCGGTCTATGATTCCCTGACCAAAGCCTTTGAAGATTACATCTCAGAATCCGACCGACAGATTCGTACCCTGGAGCGCACCACTGGCACAGCAGGCCAGCAGATAGAGATTTATACCCAGAGGATAAACGAGGCCAAGAAAGCCCTGCAGGCTCTCCAGTCGACGAATATCAACGGCATCAACAATGAGCGGATTGGGAGTATTCAAGACCAAATCTACTCCGACGAGGACGCTATCTCCAATATCCAGGATGAACTCTGGTCTGAATTGGAGGCTGCCGTCAATAAAGAGTTCGACAAACTCCAGGATGAAATTGACGATGCCCAGGACATGTTGGACAAGTTCAATGAGGCCGTAGAAAAACTTGATGAAGAACTCCAAAATAAAATCGAGCCTCTGCAAGAGCAGATCGAGGAATGGCAGGACAGGTTAGAGGAAGTTCTAGAACCCATCGAGGAAAAGCTGGATGACCTGAATGAACAGCTTGAGGCCGAACGGGATGCACTGGAGGCCCTGACTGATCCTCTGCACAAGGAAATCGAGGGCTACTACACGGTCAACCCAGACGGAACAATCGGCGAGTACGTTCCAGGCATTAACGACCGGCTGGACGATCTAAATGATCAACTCGATAAAGAAAACGAGAAGTGGAATGAGCAGAAAGAACGTGAGGAAGCTGCGCTGGCTCTCCAGAAAAAAGAATTGGCTTTACAGGAAGCCATCAAAAACCTGGAACAGGCCCAGCTCGATCTCGAAACTGCCAAAAACGAGCGTACTATCTATACTTTAAAAGATGGTGTATGGGGCTGGAGAGCTGATGAGCAGGCTATTCAGGATGCCGAAGACGCTTTAGAGGATGCCGAGCAGGCCAAAGAAGATGCAGAGAAAGAGCTAGAAGATCTGAAGGAGCAGCAGGCGCACGACAAAATCATTTCCAACTTAGAAGACCAGATCAAAGCATTAGAAAAGCAGAAGGAGTTAATCAATAAACAAATTGATGCCTATGAAAAGGAGAGTGAGGCCCGGCAGGATTACATTCAGGACCAGATTGACTACTGGGAGAAGGAGAAGGAAGCTCAGGAGGAGCACTACAACGATCTGATTGAGGCCAACCAGAAGGAAATCGAGGCATGGGAAGAATACTACGAAAAACGCAAGGAAGCCTACGATGATGATATCGAGTTCTGGGGAAATAAGGTAAAAACTCTACAAGAACAGTACGACGCATGGGCCGAGCGCTGGAGCGACATTCAGGATTCCATGACCGAGGATGTCCGATCCATCGAAGAAATCCTTTCTGACATCGCCAAGTATGGCACTCCTGAAATGAAAGCCCAAGTGGATAACATCACGGACCTTCTCCGGGACATGGGCGTGGCGCTTGGCGATTTCAATTCTAGCATTGACAGCGGTCAGGCCGGAGGAGGAGGCCAGAACGACCAGAACATCATTGACCAGATGAAGCAGAATGCCCAGAAGTGGTGGGATGCCACTCTGCGGGGCGACAAGGAAACAGCCGACTACTATGATAAACTGAACTATCAGCTTGGCACCAGCATTGGTGCGCATCGTGACCACAATGGTGTTTGGTGGGATAAGTACGGAAACAAGCTGTTCGACACGCCATCTTCGTCTGGAAACGCCTCTGGCGGCCCTGCTTCGGGCGGGTCCTCCACTGGAGCGTCTGGTTCTGGCTCTGGTTCTACGAACTCTATGGTAGACGCTAACAATCAAATCAGTCAGCTACGAATGAACGCCATGCATGCCAGCGACTCTGAAAAGCGCTCCTTGTTTCAGGAAGCCAACCGACTAGCCGTATCGTATGGCGCAGTTTCTATACCATATACTTCTGATCCAGACGATTGGAAGTGGTATAACCGGAGTGGAGACTGGCTGTTTGACCAGGGTGGCATCGCTCGTGGCAAGGGCATGATGGTCAAGGGGACGGACACACCAGAAATGGCGCTCAGCCCTGTTCTGGCATCCGATGTGCTCAATCCAGTCAAAAACGAGGAATTTGACCGCTTTGTACGGGACATGGGCATCATGTTCGGAGCGGCGGAACGATACGCCCAGGACACCAGAATGGAGCCGGGCAGGTCCACCAGCAACGATAACCGCAACTATTCCCATCAGACATTTATCAACGGCGTGGAGATCGGGGACAGTATGCTTGACCGCCCCTTGTCAGAAGTCCTTTCTCTGCTGGGACTACACCGTAACTACTGATTTTCCCCCGACAAAAGTTGTTGCAATTTGAGTGGAAAAGCGGTAAAATAAGAAATAATAAGATACCTGTGCCGAATTGATGGCATAGAGGGGCCATTTGGGGCCGCTGTTGACTGTATAATGCAGTTGACAGTGGTCCCTTTTTTGTTTGTGCTGGAGGTGAGCCAGTGGCGCTATATCAACCGACCAATATTTTCCCGTCTTCCTTCGCGGGCGTGGGTGGCGGCGTGGTGGATGTGACGCAGCCTCTCACCGTATCGTGGCAGGTCAACGGCTCCTCAGCCATGACCGCCTATCAAATCAAAATCTACGAAAACACTACCGCCTCCAAACTCGTCTACAACAGCGATCGTGTAAACCTACAGCACCCCTTCTACGGTATGACCTCCACAGGTGATGTGAACTACTTCCAGGTCACCATCCCTGCAAATCGGCTGACCAACCTGTCCAACGGCTTCTCCAGCGGGTACAAGATGCTGATCACACAATGGTGGAACGGCGGTTCCATTCAGCAGTTATCCCCCTCCTTTTTCCTGACACGGACAAATCCGGCTGTGACCGTCAGTGTACCGGCCACCGTCACATCACGGAGTGTGACCTTCACCGGTTCCTATACCCAGGCCCAAGGCGACACCCTGGACTGGTTCCGGTGGGAATTGGCCCTCCAGGACGACCCGGAAAGCCCGATTGAGGACAGCGGGTACATCTACGGCACCGAGGACATCCAAGTCACCTACGATGGTCTATTCACCAATACAGCCTATTCCGTGCGGCTGACCATCCAGACAGAGAACGGCGTACAGGCTACTACCGGCTGGCAAAACTTCACGGCACAGTATGACGTGTCCGATATGAAAGGCTATGTGGATGCCTGTGTATCCCCGCTGGAAGGTGTAATTATCCAGTGGCCCCGCATCTCTTATATCAACGGAAAGCCGTCCGGGCCTCATCAGTTGACCGGCGGACAGCTCAGATTGCCCGCAGGGTCAAGCATTACCTGGGACGAGCGAAATGGGGAGCCGATGAACATCCCTACACCCTGGTCGCTTGCATGGTCGGGCATCGTACCTTTGACTGGCACTTCTCCTGTCTGGCGGATCACCGGGGATGGACATACATTGTCCCTCTCCATTGAACCGCACTTGATTTCTCTGATCCTGGACGGTGCGGTGCTGGCCTCTGTGGAGATACCCCACCTTTTGGTGGACTATACAATCCGCATGGTACTAACGCCCCGTGAACTCCACATGTATTATCCGGTGCAGGAAGGCGGGCTTTATCCATCTTCCGTCCTTTTCCCATCCGCCACGCTCTATCCTATGGGCGGGGATGTATCCTGGGAGCGGTTCACCTATCCGCTGACGTGGGTCCAACCGGATATCGAATCTATCACCCTATATGGAGAACAGCGGTGTGACTACATCATGGTCAGCGGCGGTGAGGTTTCCGGCGCTTTGCTGGGAGACCTGTTGACCAACTTCGAGTTTGAACCGAGCTGGACACTGGACACCTGGTTTTTGGCAACCTTCAACGGAACCGGCATCAATGGCGGCAACATTACTCCGTCCGGCGACAGCATCACCGGCGCAGCAGTCTACCGGCTGAAAAAGGGTGACCGGCGACTGCAACTGGTAGCGAATGTGGGTATCGGCAGTTCCACATTGGTGGATGAGGGGTTCCGCAATCAATCCACCTATACCTACTATGTGTTCGTGTTGGGGACAAATACTTATGTATCTGCCCCGCTGATCTCCAACCCGGTCACACCTATGTTCTGGAACTGGACCGTGCTGGACTGCTCGGTAGATTCCAACGGAACATACCATCTGGAGGAAGCGCACCTGTTTCGCAACAGTGTAAGCACGGACAGTATCAGCAACAACAATGCCCCATCCATGCTTCAAAATTTCACACCCTACCCGCTGAGACAGCCATCCTCCTACAACTTCAAATCTTCTACCCTGACCGGCTACATCGGACGGGTGGACATGAAACTGAATCAGTACATCGACACAGTGGATATGGCAGAGGCCCTTTATAACCTGTCTGTCAGCAACAATCCCAAGTTCCTGCGGGACAGGAAGGGTAATCTCTGGCGCATTCAAACCAATGCTGCCGTGTCCATGCAGACCGGGGACACGATGGTCCCCCAGCCCTACTTCGGTTCTTTCCCGTGGGCTGAGGTGGGAGCGGCGGACGGTATCTCCATCATCTGCCAGCCGGGTGACGGGGCGTGGGACAGCACCACCGGGCAGGAGCCGGACAGTGGCGAGACCGTGACCAAAATCGTTGTGACTGCCCCATTCGGGTCTACCGTAACCCTGACCAATGGGCAGGAGAGCTATACAGAAGTCTGCTACGGCTACATCACCTACCAGCCCGCCACGCCGGGCGATTGGACGGTGACGGCTATGCGGGATGGCTCGTCGGCCAGCGAGACCATCACCATGGCAGAGGGCGTGACATACTACGTGGGGCTTGTCATCACGGAGGTCTACGCCACACTTATTATTGCCGCTCCATCTGGTACCGTCATCACAGTATCCCAGGGGAGCGAGTTCGAGGAAACAAAAGTAGTCCCGTAGTGCGGACAGGAAGGAGGATTCTTTTTCATGGCACAGGTAGAGTTTCAAGTCCCCGGCCCCGGCACCTACATCATCGAAGCCGCCCCGTCCCTGCCTCCCCTGTCTCAACCGGGCACGGCAGCGGACGTGTTGACGGGCGAACAATTCTATGGTGAGGACGGGAACCCTGTCACGGGCACGATGCCGGATAACCCCGCCGAGGCCGTGATCATCCAGGGCGGCGGTTCCTACACCATCCCCAAGGGCTACCACACGGGCAAAGGCACCGTGACCAGCGAGGGAACAGAACTACCCACGCTGGCCAACCCCGCCAACGCTGGAGAAATTATCTCCGGCAAGCAGTCCATCGGACAGAACGGCGAAACCCTGACTGGTACAATGCCCAACAACGGGGCCGTGAGCAAGGACTTGACCGCCGGGGAGAAGTACATCATCCCGGCTGGTTATCACAACGGGCAGGGCAAGGTGACTGCCCCAACTGTTGCAAGCGAGACCCCCGGCACAGCAGAAGCCGTTGACATTCTCTCTGGGAAAACTGCATGGGTCAATGGGGAGCAGATCACAGGAAGCATTCCAACCAAGACCGCAGAAGATGTGACGATTCAAGGCGCATCCGTGAGCGTCCCCAGTGGCTACTACGGCCCCAACATTGCAAAGGCAATTCCCACGGTAGAACAGACCGTTCCCACCATTTCTGTCAGCCCAGAGGGCCTTATCACTGCCCAAGCCCAGCAGACAGAGGGATTCGTGGCGGGCGGAACAAAGTCTGCCACGAACCAACTCCCTGTGCAGGGAGCTCAGACGATCACGCCCAGCACCACGGCTCAAACCATCCAGCCCAACGTGTACCTCACCGGGGCGCAGACTATCCAGGGGGATGAGAACCTTGTTCCTGGGAACATCAAGGAGAACGTGTCCATCTTCGGCGTGACGGGGACTTATGCGGGAAGCGGCGGTGATTTCGCTGTTCCGCTCACCGTAACCGTGGATAGCGGGGCAACTGTTACAGCGGTGAATGGAGATACGACGTTGACAGCAACATCTGTTAATAGGCAAGCAAAATTTGTTTTGAATAGCGGTGGAAACTGGAACATCACCGCCAGCTTGGACGGTCGTGTTGGGCAAACCTCCATTTCAGTTGAATCCGCGTACTCCGCCTCTATTACGCTGCCAAGCGCAGATCCAGTATTTGGCGTAGCGTGGGACAAAAATGATCCGTCCACCACATTGACTCGCCTGACCCCCAGTACCGACCCAAACACCTATGTGACTGGAACCATTGCAGGAGAACCATCCCCGGCGGTGGGAACAGGAGATGGAAGTTCACCTTTTGATAGTTATATGCCATGGAGCGGTATGTATGTTTGCAATCTGTCGGTGAACGGTGTGGAAACTGCAAAGAAGGGAGAACCGGGCTTCTCTTACTCTAACTCTGATGTGATGGTCTATATTCCAGTATTTTATTACCATGTGGAGGATATCGGAAATGTCAGATATTTCTATATTACTGCTGACGAAAGAGCTGGTTTTGAATTGCACCCCGGTTCTGGAAAATACATTGCCCGATATAACACGATTGATGGATACAATTCCCAATCCGGTGCCACCCCACTTGTCAATGTGACACGGGAGACAGTACGCACTAATTCCCGCGCAAAGGGAACCGGATGGGACGGATATGACTACATGACATGGTGCGCTGTATGGCTCCTGTACCTTGTAGAGTTTGCCGATTGGAACAGCCAATCGGTCATCGGGGCTGGAATTACAAGCGCAAGTGGCGCACAAAATACCGGCGGTACAGACTCCATGACCTACCACACCGGAAGGGCCGCAGGGACAGACAGCCTCTCCGCAGTCCAGTACAGGGGGATTGAGAATCTATGGGACAACGTTTATGAGTGGATCGACGGCATCAATTTTGACGGACGAGTCGCCTATATCTGCACCAATCCGGCCAACTATGCCGATGACACCACCAGCAATTATACTGCTACTGGCGTGACGCTCTGCTCCAGCGGCTGGATCAAGGATCTGGGCCTCAGCAACAATTTCTCCTGGTCCTTCCTCCCGGATGCCGATGGAGGAAGCGAGACTACCTATATCCCGGATTACATATACTCGGGCTCCAGTTGGCGGGTTCTCTATGTCGGGGGCTCTTGGAATAGTCGCTTGTATGCCGGGCTCTTTTGCTTCTATGCTGGCTTATCATCGTCGACCTCGAACAGCACCATCGGTACGCGGCTCATTTTCCGCCCCTAATGGGGGATCTGGGGCTGCCCTCCGGAACTCCGAAGGTTTACCCATGGCCGCAAGCCGGGGGCAGATCACCAGCAATGAGGCAAGCAGGATTCTGAACATCTGAACAGAAAAAGCCGCCCCCTTTTTTGGGGGGGCGGCGGGAATAGGCAAAACGCGGCGCATGTGGTATGCTAGGATCGGCGCTGCAATAACGGCAGGCGGTTAGCCACACCCTCCGAAAGGGGGTGAGGCCCTATGCGGATCACATTACATATCGGGCGGTTTACCGTTACGATTATTGTGAAAAGCAGAAACCGCCACCCTGGCCGGTGACGGTTTCCATTTGGAAATTTAGTTAACTGCTTGGGCTAACCGCTTGTTGCAGCGCCTTTCTACCTCTATTATACCATCCCGCTTCGGTTTGTCAACGACGAATCGAGTGCGGGATTTTTGTTTTCCTGCCCGGCAGAAAGGAGGGAGCGCCCCATGCCAGCGCCTACACCACAACGCTATCTGCAATATCTCTCCGCTGTGCGCGGGGAGTTCACCAAGCTGGCCCGACTAGATTTTCTGCAACCGGACGGCTCTCTAGCCTTTTCCATTGACAACAACCCCCACAATCCCCGTTCCGGGGCGTTCATTCAGGAGGGGGAGTTGTCAGTTAACCTACAAAATGGGATGCGACGGCAAGCAACTGTAACACTCTCCAACCTGGACGGGGCCTATGACTACAACGTGAACAAGGTCTGGTTTGGACAGCAGATCAGATTGATGGAGGGCCTTGTTCTGCCCGACGGGACAGACTTCTATCTACCCCAAGGCGTGTTTTACGTCAAAGACCCGGAGGAAACCTTTCTGCCCAACCAGCGCCTTGCCCGGTACAATCTAGTTGACAAGTGGGCATATCTGGACGGGACGCTGTTCGGCAACTTGGAGGGTTGGGCACTCATTGAAATCAATGAGGATATCTTCAACGCCATTACCCAACTGCTTCTACGGGATAGAGGAAACGGACAGCCTATCGATAACATGGCCCCAATCTTCACGACCTACTATAATGGCAAGACGGTAAAATTGACGGACGGACGCATAGTCCCATGGACAAACACGCCATACACGGCCCGGTTTGACAACCGAAGCAACACCCTTTCTACCCTCTTGTTGGAGATGAACAAGATGCTGGTTGGGTGGATTGGGTACGACCAAGCGGGACACCTGCGGGTGGATGCCGCCTATGAGGACATATCGGATGCAGACAAGCCAATCCAGTGGGAGTTCTCCCCCCAGCGGGTGGATTTCCTAGGAGCGACTTATGCCGTCAAGAACACAGAGGTATTCAATGATATTATCGTCAACGGTGTGGCGCTGAATGGTAACCACGTCCCCTCCGGGCGGGCGATAAATCAAGATCCGTCCTCTGACACCAACATAGATCTTATGGGCCTGCGCACAAAGGTCTTCGAGGAAACCTGCTACTACGCCGATGAACAATGTCAAGAACTCGCGGAGTGGTATCTGAAGCAGAACTCCGTTCTGAAAAAGTCTGTGACCATTCAGTCCTCCCAGTTGTTTCATCTGGTAGAAAATGAATTAGTAACTATTACCCGGACGGACAAGCCAGGGAGTCCGGTAGAGCGGCATCTGGTCACCGGCTTTTCCCGGCCTATCGCACAGAACGGGCAGATGACTATTGACTGCACCAGCGTGAACGACTTCCCGGCGGCTTCCCCTTATCCCCTGCCCTCTACACTTGTTTATGCAACCATTGCCTGTGACGTGCGGGCGGGGGCCGTCGTGACCTGCTCACTAAGCGGCACCACTCTGAGGGGCGTATCAAATGGACTGGTAACGTTTCAGCTCCCGGTGGATGGATACGGAAAGTGGGAACTGGAGGGCACCTATAAGCCTGAAAGTGGAGCACAGGAAACGGCCAGCACAACGGTTTCTGTGGGCAGTCCGGGGCTTTATAATGCAACACTAAAGTTTCCAAGCGAGGTGAGCACATGACGTTCATTGGAGTTGACCCTGGAAAGAAAGGCTCACTGGCCCTGCTAGAAAATGGGGCCGTATCCATCTTTCCCTTTGACGAGGACACCTACATAGAAATGTTGGGCAAGGTAGCCCCCCACGCCTCCATCTGCTGTCTGGAACACGTCGGGTCTATGCCTGGGCAGGGAGTCACCTCTATGTTTCACTTTGGGGAAAACTTCGGCTTTATCCAAGGCGTTCTCAGGGCCTATAAGATTCCTTTTGAACTGGTACGTCCTCAGAAATGGAAGAAAGAGTTTTCTATCACCGGGGACAAGAACAGTTCCATTCAGGTATGCAAGCGGCTGTTCCCGGAAGTATCCCTTTTCAGGACTTCAAAATGCAAGAAAGAGGATGACGGAATGGCAGAATTTTTGCTTATGGCCGAGTTCGCACGGCGGAAACTGGGGGTGGCACAATGCGAAAACGCAAGCTGAACGCACAAAATGAGGCCCTTGCCGTGTGGCGGGCCTTGGAGCCGCAAATCGTGGAGGCTGTGCGTCGGGAAACCGCCGATTGTGTGCGGCAAAAGAAGCTGACGGTGGTGACCGCCCCCAACGGCACCACTATGGGCGTGATGCAACCGAATGACAGCACCATCTTCGAAATCCCATACGTCTCCACCCTTGCCAATGTGCCAGTGGGGACTATGGTGCTGGTTCAGTATTTTTACGGGATGTCAAACATGATAGCCGTCTCATTAGGGGACGGAACACAGCCGGAAGGAGTGTGACTTTATGCCCATTAAAGACGGAAAATATAAAAACCCTAATTGGGTCAACGGCGGCCCTCCAGCTATTGATGCCGACGAACTGAACGCCATTTCTGATACATTGGAAAATCTCGATAAAAACCCTGGCACTAACTATATAAGCGGAAACGGAATCTCTATTGCAGGAACAACAATATCTGCAAAAATCTCTTCTGACAACGATAATGTAGCCACCTTCGGGAAAGATGGCGGGATTTATGTACCAAATCAAGGAGGGGGCGCAGGAGTATCCGCCAATAAAAAGGCGGCTGTTGTTGTGGGGAGTTCGCAAAATGGATGGACTGCTCAAGACTGCGATTATTTGTGCGATGGCACTAGTGATGATGTTGAAATAAACAAAGCTATTGTTGCAGCTAAAAACATAGGGTATGTCTGCTTACTCCCTGGAACATACAATTTGGGTGGCAGTGTTTCCGTCAATAACGATGTAACTATTTATGGCGGAGGGGCATTTGGAGCTCCGTATTCTTTTGATGGCGTCCGTAGCGCAACGGTTATTAAAGATACACGCCAATGGATGGGAGCGGCCGGTTCCATTTCTTCAGCATCAATTAGTTGCGGAAATAATAGAACCGCATTTTTGAATTTGACCCTAGACAGTTCCTCTGTAAAACGCGTTGGAGTTGTCACACGTGGAAATACAGCGTTTTCGTATTGCTCGATAAAAGCAAACTGTCATTGCGTTTATTCCACGGGCACTTCTCTTACCTTGAATAGTTGCTGCATAGGGGAGTTATCTACTAGTTCTGTATCGGGTCAATACGGGGTTTATATGATGGCAAGTGGAACCTATCCAACACTGGAGATAAACGGAGGGGCGGTCGGGAATATCGGAAGCGTATATGCAAACGGTTCAGACGCATCCTTTGCACTGCAAGTTATGATCTCTAATTGCGTGTTGAGCGGAGCGGGTGGAGGTGAATCAGATATAAGCGGCGCTGTTGCTCTAATCAAATCAAGCGGGGCATCCATAACCGGATGTAACATTTCTGGATATAGCTCAATCGCACATCCAACCCCGACCGTTTACTTAGATTCCACAACAGAAAATTGCATAATCAGCGGGAATGTTATAAGTGGTTACTCCCAAGTTTCCGACAACGGGACAAACAACAATACGCAATATAACTTGTTAGTTCAACTTTAAATTTAGTTACACCAGAGCGTAGGAGGCCACCCATGCCAAATTGTATCCAAGACCACTCCAAAGAGTGCATCGGCTACGCCGAGGCACAAATCCTTAAGCACCAAATCGAGGAACTGGTCAAAAAGCAGGAGGCTGACCGTGAGAATAACCGCAAAGACCATAAGGAGTTCTATGAACGCCTTGAGTTTGGTGAAAAGGCGCAGGCCGTCACACAGAACCAGCTTGCCCAAATCCTCGATGATACCAGCGAAATCAAAACAGACCTGAAAGACAGCAGGAAAGAACTTACCACCGCTATCGAGAAGCAGAATCAAGCCATCACCGACTTGCAGATGAAGCCCGCCCACAAATGGGACATGCTAGGCAAAGAAGTGCTCAAACTAGTCATTGCTCTGGTATTCGGTATCGTGGCCGCCGCCATTGGATTGGGGGCATTCAAATGACAGAGTTGAGTATCCTTCTGGTTGCCATTCTGATGCTTGTGGCCGCCCTTATAGCGGCTATGGTGTACGTGGCGAAGAAGGTGGGCGGGAAGGGAGAAAAAGAACTCCGCTCCGTGACCAGGCTCCTGTTCCTCACGACACAAATTGCCGCCCTGGTTTGGGTATCGGTGTCCTACCTGATTGCCCTGTACGCCACCGTTCAGCTTGGACAGCCCTTCCCTATTGTTGAACTTTCCCAGCAGGCAATCACGACCATATTAGGCGTGAATGTTCTGAAAGTGGTGGAGAACATCTTTGAACACAACGACGGGGCTGTGTTTGGCAGGACGGACAAGAATCGACAGGATACGGATTAATTGAAGTCCCCGGCAAGGATATTAAGAAATTTTCTTGGGAAGTAAAGAAGCAAGTGAAATCTAAACAGGAAACACAATAAACAAGTTCAGAAAGAGGTACATATCATGGACGTTTACAACATTTCCAATCTGCTCGCTATCATTGGCGCTCTTGTGGTGCTGGTTAACATTCTAACCGAGGTAATCAAGAAGGTTACATGGGACAGACTTCCCACCAATATTGTGGCGCTTATTCTCTCCGAGGGCCTTACGCTGGCCGCCGGAGCAGCTTACGCACAGATCACTACCATTCATATCACATGGTATCTGGTAGTCGGCGCTGTTGTAGTCGGCTTTATGGTCGCCTATGCCGCCATGTTTGGGTATGACAAGCTGAAAGAGATTCTGGATTGGAGAAAGACCAATGGCAACTGAGAAGGAGCTCCGACATAAAGTCGTGAATATAATGAAGGGCTGGCTGGGCTGGTCGGAGGTTAACGGCAAATTTAAGGCCATTATCGACCTATATAACACCCAGAAGCCCCTCCCTGTAGGCTACAAGATGAAGTACACCGACGAGTGGTGTGCCGCCACAGTCACCGCCGCCGGGATGCAGGCGGGGCTGTCCGACATTATCTTGGGCGAGTGTTCCTGCTCTCGCATGATCGCGCTGTACAAGGCTAAAGGGCGCTGGATGGAGGACGACGCTTACCGGCCCGACATCGGGGACATCCTCATGTACTGCTGGAAGGACGGGGACAACTATGCCACCACCGACCAGACCGCCAATCCCAACCATGTGGGCTTTGTCGGGGCGGTCAACAGCAACACCATGACCATCTATGAGGGCAACAAGGGCGAGGCCGTGGCGACCCGTACCGTGCCCATCAATGGCCGCTATATCCGGGGCTACTGCCTGCCGGATTATGCCAGTAAGGCGACCACCATCAAAACCGAAGCCGAGGAGGACGACGATATGGACATCTCTAAACTGACCGACGCTGACATTGAGGCCCTTGCCGCCAGGCTGGACACTGTGCTCTCCAAAAAGGAGCCGTCTGACTGGTCTAAGGAGGCCCGGATCTGGGCCGAGGGTCAAAACATCATCTCCGGCGATCAGGCCGGGAACAAGAAATACAAGAAGCCAGCCACCCGTGAGGAACTGGTGCAGATCCTCTACAACATCGAGAATCCGTCTTGAACAGAAGTAGCCCCCGGTCTCCTATGCGAGGCCGGGGGTCATTTCCAATATCCCTTCAAACACCTTTCTGGTTTCCGCCGCAATCTCCGTCTGCGGTTTGAGCATCTGGGCATATCGCTGTGTCATGTCCAGGCTGGAGTGTCCCAAGAGCATTTGTAGCTCTTTCGGGTTCATTCCAGAGGAAACCAGCATTGAGGCGCAGGTATGTCGCAGAGAGTGGGGGGTGATATCCTCCCTTCCGGTCATGGCCTCCACATAGCTCTTTATACCATAGATAGCTGTTATTCGAGACAGGGGTTTGAAGCCACCTCCCTCGTTCTTTTGGACGAAGATGGGGTCTTTATCTACCGCCTCCTTCGGCCTGGCTTTGTTCAGATATGTGTGCATGACCATCTGCGCATAGGGGATGAAGGGTACTGTACGTCCCTTGCCTCCCTTACCGCTGCGGATGGTTGCATACCCTTCCTCCCAGTTCAGGTCAGCCGGTGTTAATGCCAGCATCTCCGACTCTCTTGCACCGCTGGTCAATAGGAGTATCGTCATAGCTCGGTTCCTTATATAAACCGGCTTTCGCCCAAAGGACGATGTCCTGGTTGAGAATATGCGGCGTATATCGTCGGCGCTCAACACCGACTTTGCAGAAATGTATTTCTCAGACATGCGCATTTTCTTCGAAATTGGGTTTTTGTCCAACATCCCGGACTCTACCATCCATTCCAGCGCCGTATTCAGCCGGGATATATACTGCGCAAAGGTGTTTCTGGAATATCCCAGCAGGCTTTTTCGGTAGGCCAGAATGGCCTTCTGGTCAATCTCCTGCCGTCCTTCGCTCTCCATGAAGCGTATGAACTTCTCCACGCCCCGGCGCTTCTGATCCTGTGTGTTCCTTGACATGTTCCCGTATGAGGCAAGGTACTCTTCGGAACAGGTCTTAAATTCAGCCAAGTTCATTTTTCTCCCCCTGTTCTTATTAGAGGGGCGACGTTGAACCGCCCCCTCTGCATTCTTTTGAGAGTTCCTCGTTAGCTTTCTCCTCAAACCATTTCGTCTTTGACTTCCCTTGGCGTTTTAATTTTATTTCCAGTGCTTCGACGAGCTTCCGGTCACTCAATATCGAGAACTGCTTTTTAGTTTTTCTCCGCTCACGAAAATACTCCGCTCTGCTTTCGGCTGGCATCTTTTCACCTCCATTGTAGCGCAAAACAAAAATACCATGTATCGCGCTACAAGTCAATACCTTTCTGGAAAATATTTCGACAATTTCTTTGCGGTGTGCTATACTGCTGATGGTGGGAGGGGAAAGATATGATCTCAACTGAGATTTTTGTTTTCATTTTGGCTGTTCTTATAGCCATTGTCAGTACTTTATGCATTGCCCTATTGGGGGTAGTCAAGCGGAAAGGAAATGGCACAAAGAATGGTTCAACTGGTGAACCAGCCGGGAAGCTATATAACGACGATGCGGGCCAAATTTTGAATGAACCAGAAGCCTACATGGAAAACCATTCTGAAATTCATACCCCTTTACAGGGGAGCCCCACAGAAAAGGCTATCGGTGATATCCAGATTTCACTGCCGATGTCAGAAGACGGGAAGCCTCCTATTTTGGAGCACTTTGCAGAAGGGAGATTTGTTGACCACTTGGACAAAGCTATCCGCGGATTTTTCAGGGACGGTGGGATTAGTGTTGGGAGCATACAGAGAAGCGTAGGGGCTGGATACACACAGGCAGCAACCTATATGGACCGTCTGGAGTCGGCCGGGGTTATCAGCGGACCAGGGGACAGCGGAGACAGAAAATTTTTCATTACAGAAGAAGAATGGGAAAAGGTTCTTCGGAAGAAATTGCTTTCCTATCCCTATATTTTAGAGGAAGTAACCGTATCTAAAATTATATCCCGCCTATCAGATGATGTGCATATCCTACATAGCAGTTCATTACAAGACGTTGACCGGATGGATGGAACTGCTTTCGAGTATTGGTGCGCTTCTATCCTCCGTTCTATTGGGTATGAAGATGTGGAGGTCACACCAGGAAGCGGGGACCAGGGCGTAGACATTATCGCAAAGAAAGAAGATGTGCTGTTTGGATTCCAGTGCAAGTGCTATTCTGTCGATATCGGGAATACTCCAATACAAGAAATTTATGCAGGGCTCCGATACTATAAACTTCATGTTGGGTGCGTCATTACGAACCGATATTTCAGCGCTGGCGCAATAGAGCTTGCCAAGGCGACTAATGTAATTTTGTGGGACAGAGGTAAATTGGAACTCATTCTAAAAAAGATCAACGAAACTCAATAAGCGCACAGAAGAAGTGCCCCTTCCAATTGGAAGGGGCACTATCTTATAGCATAACTATCAACCATGTCGCAAAACAAAATACAACGTCGCAAAAGACTTCAAAAAGCAACACCAGCATGTGACACAATCCATAGAAAATCTCATCAGCGAAAATTCGCTGGTGAAATCCATGTTTGAGAAAACGACTTATCTGACCGAACGAGGCCGTGAATACAAAGAATATATTATCATGCGTGGCGTAAAACCCCTTGCTTTAGCTATGGGGATATAAGCCACACCTTATTCTCCCGTACTCCCAACCTCGGTTGCACGGAGTAAAATGACTTGGTATAATAGGGGTGGTGATGTAAAACGTGGAATATTCATATAAGTTTCGGCTCTATCCGAACTGGGCACAAGAGAATCAAATACTACGCACCTTTGGGTGCTGCCGGTTCGTCTACAACCACTACCTCGCGCTAAGGAAGCAGGTCTATACGGAGTCCAAAGCTACGATAAACTACAATCAGTGCTCTGCGGATATGACCCAGTTGAAGAAGTCCCTGGAGTGGCTGCGGGAAGTGGATGCCACCGCCCTGCAATCTTCCCTGAAAGGCCTGGATTTTGGCTTCCAGAACTTTTTCCGCCGGGTCAAGCAAGGGAAGAAGCCAGGGTATCCCCGCTTTAAGAGTAAACACGATAATCGGCAGAGCTATAAGTCTAAATGTGTTGGGACCAACATCAAGGTGTTGGACGGCGCAATCCAGCTGCCCAAGCTGGGCGCTGTGAAGTGCCGCGTCTCCAAGGAAGTCCGCGGTCGCATCCTGTCGGCTACGGTATCGAGAGCCCAAAGCGGGAAATACTATGTGGCCCTATGCTGTACCGATGTCGATATTCCAAGTCTTCCCTCTACCGGTGAAACAGTGGGTGTCGACCTTGGAATCAAGTCCCTAGCTATCCTCTCTGATGGCACCACCTATCCAAACTCCAAGCATCTTGCCAAAAACCTGAAGAAACTTGCCCGTCTTCAACGCCAGCTCTCCCGAAAAACAAAGGGGAGCAAGCGGTGGGAGAAGGCCAAACTGCAGGTGGCGAGGCTCCATGAACACATCACCAACCAGCGGACGGATATGCTCCACAAGCTGTCCACCGCCCTTGTCCGGGACTATGATCTAATCAGCATTGAGGACTTGGCCCCGAAGAACATGGTCAAGAACCACAAACTGGCAAGGTCGATTGCGGACGCCTCCTGGGGCGAACTGCGCCGGCAGCTGGAGTACAAGGCGGCATGGTACGTGAAAGAAGTGGTCTCTGTCGACCGGTTCTTCCCGTCGAGCCAGCTCTGCTCCGTCTGCGGCACGAAGAACCCCGTAACGAAGGACTTGGACGTTCGGGACTGGGTCTGCACCTCCTGTGGGGCGTATCACGACCGAGACCTGAATGCTGCAATCAATATCCACCGAGAAGGCTTGCGCCTGCTTGGCGCCGAGCTCTCTACATAAAATAACCTCTTGGTAGGGCGGGGCACGCCCGAACCTAATGCTCGGGGAGACCGTGTAAGACCTCGCATGGGCAGGCAGTGGTCAGCGAACCGAGAATCCCCCGGATTTAGACGTGGGGAGTGTCAAGAAATTCTGTGGTCTGAGTACGCTGGGTGGGACTTTGTGAAAACCTGTGAGCGGTGCCCACGGGACTTACCAGAATTGTGTGAGCGGAGGGAACGGGGGACTTTGTGAAATTCTGTACGCGGGGGCGGTGGGACTTTCTCAAATCCTGTGAGCGGTGGCTAGGGCCTGTCTGCCTTTTCCTCGATCTCAGGACACCCCACATATCTGGAGTAGAACACCCCGGATAGGAACACAAATCGCAACAAAATAGCCGCTTCCCTGTCTTGTGACGAGGAAAGCGGCTTCTTCTTTTGAACTTTCTTTATTTTCCGTTTGCCGCGCCCTACGGCAAAATCAACTTCGTGAGCTTTCCTTTTACACCCGCGCTCTACGGGCGTATCTTCACCAACACAAAACAGGAATGAGTCAGCCCGACGCTCTCCCATCTCCTACGCCCGCTTTTGTTCTTCTTCGAGTGCGGTATGCTCGTACACATACTCCGGGGCAAGGTCAGCTTCGCCATCTAGCCATGTCAGAGCACCAAAGTCGATATACACCCGATCAAACTCAGCCTTGTCCTTCAAAGGCGCAAAGGCTGGAGTGTTCAGCATCGTCTCCAAATCAAACCCGCCGGATTCCCCTGTACTGAAGCGCACCAATAGCCTGTATCCGTCCAGCGGACGGGCGCAGATTACAGACAGCTTCTTTTTCGTCTCGCCAGCATAAGCGATTCCATCCAACACATACATTGTGACTCCCTCCTTACCTCAGCGGCTCGATCTTCCCAAACGGGATATTCTGCACGGCTTTGTTCCAGCAAGCGTAAAGTTCGTCCTCGTGCAAAATAAGCCATGCCTGTATCAACTTCAACTGTTTCAACGGGATACTCCCGGCCAGCAACTCCCTGTCGATTCCAATACTTGCCTCATAGTCCTGGTAGTACGCGTCGATATGAGGTTTATTGTGCTGCCCCATATCGGAGAACAGCATGTTGATGATGATACCATAGAAACGGCATAACTCAGGCATATTTATCACTTCCCAACAGAGACACGCGCCCCGGTATTTTTTTCGCGCGTTAACGTGTCCCCTCAGTGTACGCCCCATGATTTTTGACTTCGCGTTACCGCGTAGCATGGCACAAAAGAGGCCCCATGAATTGGGGAATCGCGCTAGCGTGTGGATGCAGACCCGCAGACCGAACCCAGCCGGGAGATACCAAGGGCGCAGCCCTCCCCCACGACGCCAGAAAATGGCCGGATGTCTCCAAGGGGACACCCCAGGGCCGGGAAAGCCTACGGTGGGCCGTCTGCTGGGCGCAGTGATGCTATGCGCCTGGGCCCTTCCCTTAGACCGGAGGGCCCAGGGCAAAACAAAAAATCTTTGGAAAACCTATTGACGTACTGCAATACGTATGATATAGTATAGATAAGCAAGAGGGGCGGGGCCAACTCCGAAAGGAGGGAAGCCCATGAGCCTAACGGAAACCATCGCACTACTTATGCTCGTGATTGCGGCTATTTCCCTGGGCAACCAGATAAAGAAATAACCGCCCCTTGACCCCAGCAAGAAGCGGCAATTTCAAGCTCTACACTTGTTAAGTTGGCCGCCTTCCTGCTGACACCAGGGAGAGCGCCCCTCTTGCCCTATATTATAGCGAAGGGGGCCGAAAATGTCAAGCGAGAAAAAAGAACGCCCGCAAGATCGATACAACAAATCGCACACCGTCAGCATAGCAATTAGACTGATGAAGAACACGGAACAGGACATAATCCAGAAACTCGACAGCGTGCCCAACAAGGCCGGATACATCAAGCAGTTAATCCGGGCCGACATAGCAAGGGATAAATAAAAACCCGCTCCCCGTGTTACCAGCACGTTAGATTGGAGCGGGCCCCGTTAAGAAACCACCAAACCAGGGCCGCCCCGATTGTATCACGGAATAGCTTTATGATAAGAGCCAGGGAATCAATTCCCTGGCTCTTTTTCCTTTGTTGCTGGACTGATCCCCGTTGCTAGAGAAGACCTATCTCTTTTTGCTTGTGTTTCCACTGCACGGGCCAAAAAGTCTGCTATTGCCTCCCCCGTAGCCTCTGCGGCCTGCTGGGCACGTTCCAGTGTATCAGGTGGGATAAAGACACCCCCGCCCACCTGCGGCCCTTCGGCGCCCGCCTGCGGGCCTATCGCACCATCCCGCTCCATCCGCTGGTCAATGGCTTTGTTGATATAGGCGTTGACGCTTTCCCCTTCGGCCTCTGCACAGGCCTGTACGATTTCCTTATTGCCCTTCGGCATGGTGAGATTCACTCGGTCATAAGTCTTGGCGATGTATTTATTCTGTGCACGTGTACTAGCTTTTCCCATACGCCCCCCTCCTTTTGTTCTATTATACTCCGCACGGCAAGCATTGCGCAACTATATACTATCAACAAATATCGTTGCGCAACCTTGTGCAACCTTCCTATTGCTATCGTTGCGCAACTATGCTATTATAATCATGTCAGGAGGGCAACCCCTGATAAATCTACCGGGCAGGAGGTAACGGAAATGGAGATTGATAGCATGACCCAGACCGAGTTAGCATCCTATCTTGAAACCCTGGCGAAGCTGGTAGAGGCCACGGCTAAGGACGCGCAGGACGCGGCCCGCATTATCCGAGAGGCCATCCCCAAGCAGTAAAAAAGATAGCCGCCCAGCCCTGAACAAGCAAGCGACTATCTAAGACCCAACGGAGGCGGTTAGAGCCTGCCATCTGGCCGCCTCCAGTATAACACAACCGGCAGGAGAAAGCAATAGCCGGAGGGGGCGCCCTCCATGACAAGGAGGAAAACACAATGGAAAAAATGAATAGAATGTGCGCCGACTGCCTGAAACTGGGCAAAGAGTGCAATGGTACCACCTGCCAGACTTGGACGGGCTGCGTATACCGGGTTACAATCCTTGACGAGATGAAGCGCCAGGCCGCAGAAATCAACCGCCAGAAGGCCGAGGCCATCAAGACCGGCAAGAATCAAATCGCCTACACCGACCACGAGGGACAGGCCCACACGCTGTATTATATCGGCGGGCGCTGGGTGGACAACGGCACCCGGCAGCGCATTAACCGGCAGTTTCCCCACGCCGTGGAATATGGGAGGGCCACACAATGAAAATAAATCAACTTTTTACGGCCTATTACATGGACAGAACGGCAGTTTATGAAAAAAGCCTTGATTATATCTATTCGCATAACCCGGACAACTTAAGAGAAATTCGTCCCACAATTTGGCTGTGGAAAGGCGACATTTCCCCCGTCTTTTTCGTGGACTATGTGGGTGACGGCGTGGGTTGTACTCTTGCTACATTCGATAAGTTGGCAGACGCGCAGAAATACCGGGAGCAAATCGGGGAAATGACCGAAGAAGAGTTTGAAAACTGGCTCATAAATGAGCGATGGGCGGCGCGGTCTTGACCCGCCCGCCGGAGAATGGAGGTGACCCTCGCATAATTATCCTGTTTATTGTCCTTCTTCCATTTATGGTGATCTGGGAGACGGCGAAAAAATCTTGGCTGCCCCGATCGGGCGCGATACAATCAACACAATGGAGGCCCCGCGCAGGGGAGAAGGGAGAGCAAACCATGAAAAAGCTGACTGCTAAAGAGGTATTCACCCGCGAAGCCTATGAGGGGCTGACAGCAGAAGAACGCCGGTCGGCGCTAAAAGTTGAACAAGCAAAAGAGTGTAGCGGCTGGAGAGCCTACCCTGACACTTGTGCCGAGCTGGTGGACCTTATCCCGGATGATTGGTGGAGCAAGTACCCTGCCCAGCATATCGGGGAGGTTATGTCTCTGCTCAAATCCGCTATTGACCTGGGAGTTGACAAAGGCCGCCGCGAAGTGTAATATAAAAGCGTCGGGAGGCTGAGGCGCAGCTTTCTGGTGGGCCTCGACCCTGGCCCCACGGATTGAAATATAGATATGTATATTAATACGGCAAGAAGAGAGGGCTTACTAAGTAGGCTCTCTTTTCTTTTTCCGATGGAGGCATCCGCCGCGTCGGATGCTAACTTAGATACCACCCGCCCCGCTATGGGGCGGTTTTTTTGCCCTCCAGTCCCTCCAGCGTGTCCGCCCATATCCCTACACTCCCCAGCAACTTCCCGCTGCTTGCGTGGCCTCCTACGGTCAGCAAGCGGCATTTTTGCGCCCGTGACCAACAAAGAGATCACGCCCCAAAAAGCAGAACCGCCGCAAAGGCCATTTACAGGCCCGTAGATCAGTTTTAATGTCTGGCGGTGTCTCTATATTCCAATGCCACAAAACTCCGTACAGAGGACCGCACAATGAATACTTACAAAGTCACCTTTTCCAATGGAGACTATCTGTATACCCAGCTTAATGCCTCTATCGAGGAGGCAAAGGCCTATTATCTAGGTAATATCTTCAATCTAGGCACGGAGGCCGACAATCTCCAAAAATGCGTTGACATGGAGGAGGTCGCACAATGAAACGATACAGAGACGCCGCCAGGCGGCTGACAATGACCATTGACGAGATCGCCGCCGCCACGCTGGCCGAGGCCCGCGAATACTACCAGGACGGCGGGCGCTATATTTACGAGGGCAGAGCCTACACCCTGCGCCGCTACATCGACAGAGACGCCCACGGGAACGCCGTGGAGGTTGCCCAGTTTGTGGGCATTGACGGCTACAACCTGTTTACCGACCCGGCCCGCCTGGGAACATTCCTCCCGGACGTGGCAAGCGATGGACAGGAAATCACCCGCTTTTGACCCGACCACCGGGAGAATGGAGGAAATGAACATGTTTTCAAATGCAGTCAAATTGATTTGCGAAAAGCACTTTGATTATAAATGTTTTGGCTGCCCGTTGCTTGCTATCTGCGACATTCCAACGCAGGAGCAGCCGGGGGAAACACTGGAAGAAAAAACCGCTTGGTGGGAAACTCAAATGAACAAAGCCGCCGAGGAGGTGCCCCCCGCTTGATTATTCTGTTTATCTTGCTCCTCCCGATCATGATTATCTGGGAGACGGCGAAAAAATCTTGACTGCCCCGATCGGGCGCGATACAATCAACACAACGGAGCCCGGCAGAGCCGGGGGAAAGGACGGCACAACATGACTATTACGCTATATATCACCCGCACGGGCGATATGATCCAGACAGGCAAGCCCGCAGAGGTAACGCTTGAGGAGTACCCGGAGATTAGCCGGACATGGACCCGGCGCGTTGCCGTGGAGCTGCCCGCAGGATTTGAGGCGGCAGAGGCCGGAGACGGGCGCAAGCACATTTTCCGAGGCTCTGATTGCTACGAGCTGACCGCCAACGCTGACGGCGTGCCCTGCATCATTGACCACACCCAGCGCGGCGGGCCGTTTATCCCGCTCCCGATCCTGTCCGAGGGCTGGGGCATCTAACAATATCATCACCGCCTGCCCTGGGTTACCGGGGCGGGCTTTTTGCGCCCTCCTGATCATCCAACGTTGGCAGATATGTCTCCTTATACTCCCAGCCAGCTTCCCGCCGCTTGTGCGCCGCCCTGCCCAACTCCACCCCTGTACTCGTAAAACACCCCTAGAACCTCCATAGAGGAGGCCAACTCCCGGGCTGTATCCAGGAGACTTGATTTCTTCAAATTCCCGATGTGCGTCCGCTATGACGCTCCTGGGCTCATCCAATCCTGCCGCTTTGGTCTCCATACTATCCGCAAGCAGCCTGATCGACCGGCGCATGGAGTCTTTTCTGGCCTCCTGTGCATATACCCCCGCATTGGCGGCAGTCTGCGTCGTCTGCATCAGGTCTAGCATATACTCCTGACTTGCGGCGGCCCCGGCCTTCGAGCGGATTGTCACCGGGTCTATCGTCTCATTCAACCGGGACAGCTCCACCGCTGCCCGGAAGATGGCGCGGTTTGCCTCCATATCCTTCAACTTCCCTTATCGTTGCAATTGCAACATCTCAGAATCGCTACTCGCTGTATTACCCGGTCTATCGACTAGCCGCAAGCCCGCGGGAGGGAGAAAACCGAAGTCTACACGCTTGGGCCGCTCAGGTTAGATGTTGCGTGGGCCATGCTCCTACCCACCTGAAACAAATATTTTTCCCTATGTTTCGTCAAATTGACGAGCTACGCAAGATCGTAACTCATTTTTTGACTGGTAATCTTGCAAAAACAGGTAACAACTTAAACATTCTTAGAAAGAATGTTTAAGTTTTCGTCTTCTATATGCAAGTTCTGTATCATTTATAGCAATCATGGGGGGTAAGTTTCCAAGTCATTCCCATAATATGGATTTCCAGTTTTACTATGCAGTACCCCCCCTTTCTCATTTACCCCGCCTCTCCCAGCCTTAGGACAACTCTGCACCGCCTGACTCCGCCCCCTCTTCAATCCCCCTCCACCCTATCATCAGCCTTCTGTCACCGCCAGATGTACTATGATTGAGAATGACTCGGCTCAGTAATGCGCTTCAACTTGCACTCCTGGACACTACCATGCTATAATAGAAAATAAAAGAGGCGGCGGCTGCCCAAAAATCGGGTTCAATCCATTGTGGCACAATGATTACAGTCCATTTGAATTAAGTATCATTTTGATACCTTATTAGTATCAATTTGATACTTAATAGGTATCATTTTGATACTTTTCTATTGGTAATAACAGAATGTATATATGCATATAGGAGGGAGGGGCTATTGAGCGACAGGGCACTAAAAGAAACAGTCAAGGTTCAAAAAGAGTATATTATCGTGGATCAGCAGACCGGAGAAGTGACGAACCAGGTGAAGAAACTAATGTATAGCGTAAAGCCTGGTGCGCGATATGTGAAAGAGTTCGCGCAGAATCCGTTGCTCCGGCAGCAAATACCACACTCAACAAGGACTCTTTTGAGTGCCTTGGCAGCCCGCCTCCCCTATGCCAATAGCGACCCCTATATCTCTCTTGGATCCGATGCGTTGAGTTCCATAGGAGAAACATACGGCCTCGGTGAGGCATCAATGAAACGCGGGTTGAAATATCTGATGGAGAACGGGTACTTGATCCGCATGGGACGCGGGAGGTACTTTTTGAATCCGTATCTATATGGTAGGGGGACAGCGGCAAATATCCTAGAACGCCAGAAGGAGTGGGACGCGCTCCAATCTCGTAAGAAAGACGAATCCCCCGCCTGACCATCACGGCCAAGCGGGGGCGTTTTTGTTATTCTGGGATTTGCACTCCGTTTTCCTTTAGCATTTCCATAATTCTCTCAAAGAAATCTGGTTTTGCTTTTTGAATAGATTCCAATACTTTTTTAGCATGGTGCCAATATCCCCTATCTCCTGAGTCTGAAGGGTATAGGCCACTTGGGCAACTAGGATAGAAGTCTGCGCTCAATGTTGTACCTCCAGCATAGTTTCCATCTTCGCTTCCAAATTCCATGGTTCCATCTTCCCGAAGCCTGCACCAATCAAAGTATTCTCCCCGCGGGCCCCAGCCGCCCTTTGATCTGACGTACCTATTCTTTCCTGAATTACTGCTCATTACGCCTCACCTTTTCTCATTTCTTTCGACCACTTTGCGGCGTATGCGTTACGGTTGCGCCTCGCCATCAGCCCCCCTCCCATTCCACCGGAACGACGAACATGCCGTAGTTCGGCCCTTGTCGGCACGCTCCAGGTGGATAGCATCAAGAATTGTCTCGGTTGCTACCACACCTATCCCCCTTCAATGCTATCATCTTCTCCCTCACCAGCTTGTCCACGACCTTCCCCACGTTGTTCCCGTAGCCACATATCTCGGCCAGCTTGTTTAGGTTCCAAGCGGTTTGAGCGGAGACGAGAATGGAGAGGCGGCGTAGGTTCTTTTTCATCCGTTTTTTAACCCCTCTCGGGACTCTTTCACTTTGTTGTCGATAATATCATCGTGAAACCCTGCATGAAAAATCCTGGTCCCAGCTGATTTCATATCTCTAACCCAGTACTCTTCTGCCTCCAGGATACAGCGGTAAATTTGGTTTTCTGCTCGTGAGAGCCCGCTCATTCTGGTTTTCCCAAGTAAACTTAGATAGTCCTTGTCACAGTATATTTTCATAACCATTTCCCGAATAAATCGAAGTTCTCGCGCCAAAGACTCATAAATTTTCTGCTTATCTGCATTATCAATAATTTTCAATATAATAACCTCCCTGCAATCCCTTACTTTCTCAGTTCCTCCACGCTTTCCTTGACCGCTCGGATGACGTACCGCACGTCTGCCTCGGTGGTATCCCATCCAATGGACAGCCGTAGAGAACCACGTCCGGTTTCCTCGGTGTACCCCATCGCCTTCAACACATGAGAGACACCAACCTGACCCTCCGAACAGGCCGAGCCGGAAGAAGCGCATACGCCCCGTTCATCCAGAGCTAGTACCAAGGCTTGTCCGTCAATACCCCTGAATACAAAGGAAGCGATGGATGGAGAACGCTGTGTGGGGTGTCCAGTCAGTTCCGTACCTAGAATAGAGAGGATGCCGTCAATCAGAATGTCACGTAGTTTAGTGAGATAGGGCACACTCTTGTCCAGGTTATTGGTTGCCCACTCAATTGCCGCACCCATTCCAGCGATACCAATTACATTTTCTGTCCCTGCCCGCTTTCCCGCCTCTTGGTGTCCCCCGTGGAGCATAGGGAGTATATCTACACCCCTGCGCACGAACAAGGCTCCTATGCCCTTCGGGCCACCGAACTTGTGAGCTGACATAGAGAGTAGGTCTACACCCGTCTCTCTCACATCAACCGAGATATGCCCGACGGCCTGGGTGGCATCGGTATGGAATAGCTTATCAGCGGAATTGGTCGCCCATGACGCAAGCGATTTCATGTCTTGTACTGTCCCGACCTCGTTGTTGACCCAAAGAATCGACATGGTATCAATGAATGTCAGGTCTATAACAGGTTTGGATGGTACAATTCCTAGATGGTCACTTTCGAGTCCGACAATTCCACCGCGCCGTCCATATTCCATCGAACTGTGCTCTACATTGCTTTTTACTGTACTAAATGCTGAAAGCACCCAAATATTTGCCTCCGTTGCCCCAGAGGTGAAGTAAATCTCGTCCGGCTCAGCGTTGATGGCCTTGGCGACCTTGGATCTGGCCTTTTCTACCAATTTTCGGGCCTCAGCACCAGCATAATGTAGTGATGACGGGTTTCCATATATATCAAACGCCTCGTGCATCGCCCGTCTCGCAGGCAGGCATAGTGGCGTTGTCGCCGCATAGTCTGCGTACACATTTCGTGTCAATGTATGTATCCTCCTTGCAATTTTCACATGTGATAGAAGCAGAGCCATGCACCCGAATGGTTCTTCCACGGTGCTGAATTTTGATTTCGTTTCCATCCGTGGTGGCTATCATATTCCCACACGATTTACAAAAAACCGCTCTATGCATGGTTCCATCCCTTCTATCATCGAGATTTGGGCGGCGGGTCCCCCTTGCTTTAGCCATGGGGAGCGTCAATCCTCTCCTTGAACTCGTTCAAGGGCTATTCCTCCCCATAATGGCCTTGTATCTTCGCTCCAGTTTTTCGTCGGCATAGTCTGCATCTACGCTGTCAAGGAGGTCTCCATACTCCAGGATAACGGCCTCCATAGCGTCCCGGAATCTATCAATCCTGTCCGGGCCGAACCCGTACACCTCGTGCAAGGCCACAGCCGAGGCTTGATATACCGTGGTCAGGCATCTATGTACCAGTTCTTTCTTTTGATGTGCTGATACAGCGCCCTTTGCAGCCATGAGCTTCGCCGCGTATGCGTTCCTCCTCATGCCATATCCTCCTTCGGCGGGTCTGGGAGGGGCATCCAGTGGGTGACACCGCCCGGCTCTCTTTCTCCGTGTGGTGTAATGACACGCCACTTCTTTCCCATGTCACTATGCCAGCCCATCATGGTCTGCCAGCGTTCATGCCAAAACGCCACCACAAGGACATCCGCTTGACTTTCCGGCAGCCTGTCCTTGACGCTAATCCACTCGCTCATGTTGCCCGCCCTCCCCGTCGTGGATGGAGCCGATGATTTCTTCCTCACCAGTCCATGCGTATCCTGGCATCAAGTCAGATAGATAGATTGCTGGCATTCCTCCGATAAAGGTTCCGCCGTGTTCCTGAACCCATACCACCTCATGGGTGCAACCACGGCTGCATTTTACAATGTCCCCAACAAACACTTTCCTCCCGTTCTTGTCGGTCAGGCCGGTGTACTGGCAGAGCGTGGAAGGGTCGACCTCAAGGCAATTTACAGTAGAAAAAAGAGACTCGCCCTTCTTGTAAAGCACAGCACTCTCAGATGGTAAAATCGATCGCCCTCCATCTGCAAACGAAATCAAGCTTCCTTTCACCCACTCGCCATTATCCAGCCGCTTGGCTTTGAAAAGGATTTCTCTGGTCATTGGGCACCTCCGATGATCTCGTCCAATGTGGCCCGCCTTATGCTCCTCAGCGTAGGAAACGTTTCATCAAGGTTATCAAGACTGCCCTTATAGTTGTCTTCGTCATCATACATGTAAAATGTCTGTCCCACTATATCAACGTATGCCAATGTTTTAACAACTGGATATAGCACTTTGATAGCCTTCGCCCTCTCCACCTCCTGCTCCGTCCAGCGGGGCTTGCGGATGATGCGGTCGGGGTGGTTGATAATTACAGCCAAATCATCCTCATTGTAGCAAGGGCTCCAGAGATCTCCCGTCTTATAATATCGCTTCCCGTCTGCTCCAATTTTGAGGGTGCCTCTATTTACCTGATTTGCGCCGAAATCGTATGTAAATTCTTCGTTTACCTCAACCCCCAGCACCTTGCAAATTCTAGGCTTGTCCATGTTGGCCCCCCTCCTTGATTTTCAGGTACTTTTCGATGGCTTCGTCTAGGTCGGCCTCCTCGTCCATGCGAGCGCCGCAGTTGTGGCAGTACGTTAGCCTGTAAGGCTGGCTATACGCAATGTGGTTACAAGCAGAACACAAAAAATGATATGTTCCATAACTTTTCCCGCAAGAACAGCATGCATTATACTTTACGGGTTTCCACTTCCCATGCCGCACCGGGGCAACGTCGGCGGCGGGGAGGTTGGATACAATCTGTTCAATGGATTCTCTTGTGAATACCCCAATAGTTTCATAGTCTCCTATTGTAGTAATTTCTGGAGCAATAGCTTTCTCAATCGCTTCAATGACTTTCGCCTTTGTGATGTACTCCTTCATTCCTCCGCCTCCCACTGTTTCTTCATGTCTTCGTATAACTCTTCCATCTTTCGATTCCACCCCTTGAGCTTCCACAGGACAAGCAGGCCAAGCGCCATCCACTCCACAGCAGCTATGATCGTCAGAATATCAGCCATCCTGCTCCCTCCGTAGTGCGGCTCTATATTTTTTAGGGCATTTGGTTGTATCTATCTTTTCAAACAACGCTCTTTCGACGTTCCATCCGTCATAAAGCCGTCGTCTTAATGCCTCTGGCGGTATGCCAATAAAATCCGCCCAAATATGTAGTGGCTTTTCAACATCTCCAACTTTAATGATGGTTGTGGTAGATTGATTATTGTTTTGTACTTTCTTTGTTGTCCAGCGACAATTCTCTGGAGAATATGGGCCATCGTTATCTATCCTATCGATTGTTAAGCCTTCCTGATATCCGTTTTTGAGCGCCCAATTTCTAAATGCTACAAAATCACTCCACTCTTCACAAACGGAAATGCCACGCCCTCCATAATGGTCATATCTTTTATCAGTTTTTCTATTGCACCTTGCCCGCATTGAACACCAAACTTCATATTCTTTTGTTCTGGCGTGCCGTTTCTGGCAGATATCGCAATAAAAGCTATCCACGATGTACGCTTTTATTTTTCCGTCTTTGTCCGTCTGGGCCAGTTCGCGGAGGCGTTCAGGTGTTATACCAAGGGCTTGTCCGGCCAGCTTTAAAACATCATCCTCATTAAATGCCCGCTTTAGGTCCTCCGGCTCCAGACCAGTGTCCTCGTAGGCGGCGAGGCGGTCACAGACATCTTTATTCATTTGTCCATATAGGTGGGGCTTGAAACACGCCCTGCCATCGGCTGATCTTCTGGTCAACCGTTCCATGTCAGTCCTCCTTTTGGCCGTCCCACTTCCATGCGGGGCAAAGTTTGTGCAGGTCCTATACTGCCGCATCCCTCTCCCGCTTCACCTGCTCCAGCTCGGCCTCTTGCTCTTGTAATAGCAAGTGCCTCCTATCAAGTTCTTTCGCCTGTCGAAATACTAAGTCCACATTACTTTTTAGTCCGGTCCACAGCTTCTCGTTTTCGGCCTGGAGCGTGGAGAGGGCGTCAGCCGCCTCCATACACAAATCCATGATTTCCAGTGTTGCCTTGTCCTTGTACAGGCTTTCGGTTCGCAGCCGCTCAATCAGCTTCTCAATGTTCATCACTTTCCCTCCTCCGGCGGCCCATCCCAGGCTGTCCAGTATTTGTCGTACAGATCCATCGCAAACGGCTTGATGTGCTTGCAGTATAGGTACCCGTCCTTTACCCCCTCTGCAATCTCCAGGCCGCCCCATTGGAGCTGGGCTATCCCTGCTCCCTCAATGTAGATTGCGGTCTCCTGGGTGATGGATTCTAGCTCCTGGCGGGTGTATTGGCGTCTCATGGCGATACCTCCGGCAGGCGGCGGTAGGCAAGCCATGTTTGGCCGTATAGTTCTCTATTCCCGTAATCGTACTGGTCAAACGCCGACACAAACAAAGCCTTAATATCGTCAACGGTATGCACTAACACCCAGCAACTTTCCCCATCTTCCAGCTCGACGATATATACAGGCTTTTCCATCATATTGCCCAGCTCATTCCATGTCAGCGGCTCGTTCGGCGGGGTGAGGGTGGACATATTAGAGATCGCCTGCAAAAGCGCACCCCGTTCAACAGCGGTTAAATCTGTTTTCTTGATATACTCCTTTAGCGCATCCGAATCAATCGCACTCATCTTTCAGCGCCTCCTTAACCATGCGTGGGCTTCCCTTTGTGGGGATTTCTTGCGTTGGCAATAAAAGCATCCATAATAAGCGTGAGACGATTATGTTTGACTTCGCCATTTCCATCGATATAAAAGTTTTTCATGCTCCACCGCTGGAGTTCTCGGCCAAATGGATAGTCTACAACTACGTCTTGCCCAATTAGGGCTATAAATTCATTTTTTGTCATTGTTTAGCGCCTCCAATCTCTTCCCCTGTCTGTCCTTCGCCACTGGGGTTATAGGGCGACCACAATTGGGGCAGTAGTGCATATTTCCAGATACATCAATAGGCCCTTCAAAAGGTCCATAAAACTGAACCTCTCCAATTGCTAAACCTGCGTCTTTGCAAGCTTCGCACCCCGGCCACAGCCGCTCCACCTGCTCCCGGCTGACGGGGCGGAGGGCGGAGAGGGCCATATCAATAGCATCCCAATAAGACAGCCCATCTTCCCGGTCATCCCAGTCCGGAGTCCACCGCTGTATAGTTTTCAGGCACTCAATCGCTTCTTCCCGCGTCATGGCTTGACCTCCAATCTCTGCAATTCCTCCGCGCTCAGAATCGGCGCGCGGGTGTTCCAGGCGAGCATAACCTCATACTCAGTGTCATATCGCCCTCCATAGTCAACATCCCATCCGAACATCATTTCACATTCGTTGCAAGAAACGCTATAAACATGGTTCCTTGATGGGCGCAATAATCTTGGGCCATATGCTACAACTTCCGCTTCTCCCCCGCAGAACGGGCACGGAACCAGCACCCCCGCCTCCGTCAGCCGCTTGGCTGCCTCTTTATTGCCAAGCAGGGCTAATTTGATATCATCCACCACAGATACCTCCCCATTGTTCGGCCATCGCCTTTGCCAATCCAGGAAACGTCTTGGCTCTGTTTTTCTGACGGTCTTTCCCGCCTCGCATAAACCACGTACCGGCCTCATGGCAGCCGCACTCCGGGTCTACGATGTCTGTCGGTTCCAATGGCGGCAGACCCTTCAGCCACAGACGGGTCTTTTTCTGTACTGGATGCCCGAACATCCAGGGCTGCACCTCCTGGCTGTGCGGCGGCATTTCATAAATTCTGCTTGATACTGGATTTTCAACACAGATTTTCGGGCAGTCCGCGTCCAGAAATTTCAGAAAAAACTCCTTTGCCTCCAAACCTTTCTGGTATCGCTCCTGATTGAGGATGCCGCCGCGAAACAGGTGCTTAGCACCAGCGTTTGACAAGTATGTACAGGGTGGAAACGCCAGAATCATATCCCACTGTATTTTCAGCAACTCCAGCGCGTCACATCTCAGATGCCACTCCGGATGCCCCCCGCTGCACGGCTCAATGTCGCAGCTGTACGCCTCATGCCCCAGCGCCCGGAACGCTTTGCAGACTTCCTGCGACTCCTCACAGGCCACCAACACCCTCATAGCTTAGCCGCCTCGTGATCACCCAGCAGGGCGCGCGTCTTATCGTCCACCGTTTGGCACCTCCTTGGCTGCTTTCCAGCGCTCTTTTCTGCTGCACGTCCCGCCGGCCGCATCACAAATGCTCTTGGACGAGCATCGTTCACATGGCCCAGCCTTAAAAAAATCTTTCATGTACATCGCGGTGGTTGATATGCTGTATCCGGTGGCCTGGGATATCTCCTCCGGCCCATGCCCGTCCAGCGCCATGCGCTCCAGCAAATCGCGGGACGGTTTTGGCTTTTTCGCTCTGGTATGTAGGAGGCAGCCAACTCTTTTGGGGTTACAGTCCGGCAGCGGGCACTGTCCACAGATTGCCGCCTCCTCCGCGTCCCGCTCCGTAATATTGCGTTCCACGATCGGCTCCATCGCGTCCAGGCTGCGCCAGGGTGCCACCGCTCCGCTGATGCCGTAGGGGTCTCTGGTGATCACAGCTCCGTCACCTCCACCCGAATACATCCCCCGTCCCAAAGCCTATGTATGACCTGCCTGTACCAGCGGTGATCGTCGTCGGGCAGCAGGTATCCCTTGAGCGCGTCCACCACGGCTTTGGCGATTGCTGCGTGGTTGTCAATGTCCAGCCCGTCGTCCCATGCAAAGGTGATGGAGACCGGCCCACGTACCATCCCGCGCCTCACACGGGCCTGTTTCAGCGCGACCAGGGTCAGCGCATGGAGCTCGTCGGCGTCCTTCTTCCGCTGCGCCCAGTGCTTGCCGGAGTAGTAGGCGTTCAGCCCAAACCGGCGGCAGAAGGCCGACTTGCCCTTCTTCGTGGGCGGGTATGGTATGTTAAACGTGATTTTCTCCATCGTTCCGCTCCAACACTAGGGCAAACAGCGCATAGGCCACCTCGAAATGCCCCTTCGCCAATTCTACTCCGCCTCCGTCCAACGCAAAAATACCGATTTTCATATGACGCATGGCCTCTTCCGCCGCTATGCCTATCGCCTTATCCATGTCCATCTCTGGCTGCCTCCCAACTATATCTCTTTGTCGGGTTTCCTCCCGCGTCGTAGTATCTCCGTGATTTGGTGTCGAACATCAACGGGATTACCTCGCGGCTGCCGGTCTCTCTGGCCTTGATAATCCTGATCCTGGAGTCAACTTCGTCAGATTCTTTTGCCCGCTCAACAGAAAAAACATTGTCAGCGAGGTTGGTAATCTCCGCCGCCCCCGCAACGTCGTCTGCTGTCAGTCCCCGCTCCTCTCCAGCCTTCCTGGGATGGGCCACCAGATGCACATGTACATCGTGGCGTTTTGCGAAGGCGCTGAGTCTCTGCGTAAAAGCTTTCTGGGCCCCATAATGACCAAGCTCCACTTCTCCCTTCAGACTTGCGGTCATGATGTTGTCCACCAAGTACACCGAACACCCGTATCGGCGGTAGGCATACTCAAACAGGCGCAGTATGTTGTCCTCGTCATGGGCATTTGACTGTCGCAAATCGGTCAGGAGAAAGCTCCCTTCCAGCCATTGGTCAATCGCCCGAACAGCTTCTTTTGACGGCGCGTACTCCATCCGCCCCGTTCTGGGGTCTGGCTGCTCTACAAGATTCCTCGGCCCTGCGATCTGCGGCAGCACAAACCGTTTGAACTGCCTCGCCGGGAGCTCCCCGGAATAGGCACATACAGTTCGGTTCTGGTTGATTGATTCCACGAGCATCTGCCCGAGAAGCGTCGATTTCCCTTCGCCGCGCCTGCCTGTCCATACTGACAATTCGCCTCCCCGGAATCCGCCGGTGCAGTAGTCCAGCGGCACCAGCCCGGACATCATGCGGTTTTGCGAAATGGGCGCGTCCATCTCCACTTGCGACAGGTCAATCAGCCCCGGCCTCGGCACATCCAAAGCGCCAAACAAAAGGCTTTCTACCGCCTTTGGGCCAGCATTGTCCAGCAGTTCGACCACTGATTCATTCCCGCGAAACGCCGCCTTATCCGCCACAAGGATAGTGACCGGCACCCACTTCTGGAGCTGGCCTACAATCTCTTCCCGGTCTGCATCGTTTGGTGTTGCGACGAACACATAGCAGAACTGGGTGATAAACTCCGTGCAGGCAGCTAAGTCCTCCCAAGCCGCGTATCTGTTCTTGCACACGGCGTTAATACCAACCGCCGCCGCGTCCTCCGGCGTAGCGCACCACCAAAGTCCTGTCGGCAGGGATGGGTCAATCATTTCTGCCCGGAATGTCAGCAGCAGTGAAATATCGCTCTGGCTGGTCATGGTTCCCCCCCTTCCTGCGCTTCTCCCACGTCCGCACAGCAGCTTTCCAGTCTTTCATTTTGGCCTTCCCCAGCATCCACCCTCTGGCCGCGTAGTAGTCCACAAACTCCTGCGGGTCTATGCCGTTTTTGCGTGCAAGGCAGTATTCTCTCACCTCGTCCACCGTGGGAGGAACAAACACTTTTCTTTTTGACTCCGTAGGAGTCTTTTCTTTTGTCTTAGTCTTAGTCTTATATATGGGTAAAGTTTCTTGTAAAGGATTCTGTAAAGGAAACTGTAAAGGTTTATGTAACGTTTCCTGTAAAGAATCAATACCAGAATTTGATTGTTCCGATAGGGAATAGCGGCTCGGGGCCCCTTTTTTCCCTTGCTGGTATCGGATAAATCCAGCCTTTACAAGCTCGTCCCTCGCTCTGTAAGCGGATGGCTTTGACAATCCATTTGTCATTACCTGCAACCGAATGGTGTCTACTGGAACCCACTCAGGCCACCCAGCCCGGTTAAATACGTTCAGCAGCCTGAAGTACAAGACCTGCGCCGGAAGCGTCAAGTGGTTGTTTTCGATCCAACGGTTGAACTCATTAAGGTAATCAATGTAAGTCAACCCATCACCGCCCTAGAACGGGAGCTCTCCGTCGTCGTCCACCTCCGAGAACTCCTGCCCATTCTGTTCTGGAAATTCAGACTCTGGTGCGTTCCCCTCCGACTTCCGGCTGTCGCCAAAGTACACACTATCAGCCACAACCTCCAGGCTCGACCGCTTGTTCCCGTCCTTGTCTGTCCAGATGTTGGTTTGCAATCTGCCGTCTACCACAGCCATGCGGCCCTTGGAAAAATATTTGCTTACAAACTCCGCCGTGGAGCGCCATGCGGTCACATTAACCCAATCGGTGGTTTTTTCGCCAGTGGCCTTGTCTTTAAAATCCCGGTCAACCGCGATGGAGAAACTGACCACCGAGACACCGGACTGCGTGTGACGCAGTTCGATGTCCTTTCCAATGCGGCCCTGGATCACAACCCTATTTAGCATTTTGGCCCTTCTTTCTTGTATATCAGTTTTGATTCATCCCATCCTGGGTATAAAGTGCGGAGGTAATCCTGCATGTGTTTATGAAGCAGACCATCCGCCCCCTCGTTGTCAAATGCCGCATGGCACCGCTGGCAGCCTGTCCAAATGTTCTCTGGAATCCCAAGACCGCCCTGACTCCGCCGTATGTAATGACAGTGTGGCCCTGCGTTGATGGAGCCGCAGAGTACGCACCGCCCAAAGTCCCGCTCCCATACGGCCTTTTTGGTTGCGGCGGATATGGCGGTGGCCTTAGTCTCTCGATGCACGCGCCCACTCCCTTTCTAACTGTGCGTCCAGGATGCGAATTTGCAGCTTGTAGCCCTGTATGGCCTCCCGTGCGGATTCGTACACTGTCTGCGCAATATCTCTTTCCAGGCGCAGCCGGGCGATCTCCGCGTCACCACGGCAAATATCAGAGATAATGGTTACAGGCGTGCCCTCCGCCCTGGCTTCCAACACAGCTTTTCGAAGGGCTACCCTGTAATCGCGTTCCGCCTGCGCATATGCCCTGCCGCGGGCTCCGAGCTGCCCGATCGCCTTATCCAGGAGTGCGGACTTTGCGCCGATCTCGTTTATCAGCTCATAGCCCATACAAACGCCCGCTTTCCTGTCCGGTTGTTCAGGATAGATAAACCAGAAATCCTACGGTTGTCACCATAAGCAATTTTCTCAACCGAGAAGGTGTCGAAGGTACGAAACTTCCCATTGGATTCCAGGATGTTCATTTTCTCGGAGGGTACCCAAATAAACGGTGCGGTATAGAGCTCTCTGCCGATGCCCCATCGGAAACCAGCACGTTTGAATGCGTCGCTTGCCTCTCCCTTTTTCTCGTTGCCCTCGCCGTCCTCCCTGGACTCTATTCCACAGTCCCACTTCCACGTCCAGGCGTCTCCCTCACGGATAGCAATCCCACAATACAGGTTCCCTTTGATTTCCCGGTAATCGTTCGTCCAGTTTTCAGAGCCAACCGTCTCATCCAGGATATCCATATCCGTCCTGGCCGTCTTATAAAGCAGGAGAACCGCCCCATTCTTTTTGACCTGCTTGACCTTCACCTCAATGTCGGAAGCCTCCAGCAGACGGAACTTGTCCATCACTTCACCCCCACACTGCGGCCTTGCTCAATCGAGGCATATGGAACGGGCACGCCCTCCTTAATGAGCTTGCCAATGCCAGTCTTGCTGACCTCTGGTTCCTTGTACTTGACGCACTCCGCATCATAGCCGTTCTGCTCCAGCCAGCGGATCAGGGCCTCCGGATTGGACACCTGAATGGACGAGGTTTTGCGGAAAGTGACGGAGCACCTGGCCGTCTGGAACTTCTCGCCGTCTAATGCAAGGGACAGATAGGATTTCAGCCGTTCCGCCTTGTTCTCCAGGGCCTTTCTGCGCTCATTGAGCGTGTCTGCCTCCTCCTTGATTGCCTTGGCGTCGGCCATCAAATCCTTGTACCAAAGGGCCATATTCTCAATCTTAGCGTCCCGATCCATCTGGAGCGCAGCAAACGCCTCATAGTCCATTAGTTCCCCTGTCTCCGGGTCTACCAGACCTTGAATCGCCTGGTCAATTTCATACAGTGTCATTTTGTTCCTCCTTACATTTCTGGCACATTTCTTCGTTTTGGTAAAGTTCTGCTCCGCAATTTGGGCAATTCCCTGCGGTTGGATCCTGTTGCATATCCCGGTATGGTGAAAACGGAAGCCACCACTCCATATCAGGCAATCGCCGGAAGCACCGCCCGCGGGCAGCCATCCTCGCCCATATAAAGAAATCCGGTTCGGCCATCTGACAGACGGATATGTACTGTCCCGTCCAGGGCGTTAATCTCGTCGATTGGATAGCCGATATTCTCCATTGCCCAGCGCAGCAGGGCGGAAATATTTGTGGTATTCAGCATTGACTTTCCCTCCTTCGTGCCCTAAAATAAGGGCAGATGTTCTTTCTCTTGCCGCCCTCCGGTCTCGCACACCGGGGAGCGGCGCTTTTTATTCGTAAATAACGGCCTCCGCCCGTGTAATAAAGTGATGAATGCCAGTGGAGCACTCGTTCCATCGGTTATCGTCGAAATCAGTCACCTCAACGGTTTCGCCTATGGCATAAACAAAGTTCGGATCATAATTGCTCTTTACCTGGCCGCCAGCAGGATTTCCGTTGATATCTGTGATACTCAATACCTTGGCCTTACTGGCGCGGCATTTTCGGCTAGTAGCGGAGGACCGGCGTGCATCTGCGGGGATTTCCAACTCCACAACAAGGCCACTTGCCTTTTTATAGCCGATATAAGAGCCGGATTCCGGACATTGCAACGGATAGAACACCGTATAAATATTCCACATCATTTGATCTATAGATGCCCCGCACAGGTCGGCACGGCACAGGTCGGCATTGCGCAGGTTGGCACCGAACAGGTCGGCACCGCGCAGGTTGGCACCGCGCAGGTTGGCATCGCGCA